AGTTTTTTCAACTATTTGGTTTCAACCTTCAAACCTTGAAATAAAATTAGGCAAAAGCAAACCGGGTTCCTGACGATGAAAAAGGCTGGCAGATATTCCACCGAGGCGCTGACGCAGCAGATTGTCCCGCGAGATCGGATTGACGCGCTGGAAGCGATACCGCGCCCTGATCCACCTGATGCTTTCGGCCTGACCAACGAGGAAACCAGCGAGTGGTGGGCGGTGGTGAATGGCCTGCCTGCGGACTGGTTCCGGCGCGAGATGCAGGGGATTTTGGCGCAATACTGCCGTCACGTTGTGCGCGGGCATCATCTGGCGTCGCTGATCCGGGCGATGGAAGAACAGATCGGCAAGCCTGAATTCGACATGCGGCTGTATCGTGCGATGATCTCGGCGGATGCCGACAACAGCCGGGTGATTGCGGTGCTGGGCACCAAGATGCGGATGACGCAGCAGTCGACGCTTGAGCAGCGCACGGTCAAGCCGCCGTCGCCATTGAAGAAGCGCCCATGGGATTGAAGGCGAGGCGCGCGAAGAAGCCTGCGCTGACGCGGGCGGAATCCAACATCAAGTGGTGTGAGGAATTTCTGTACGTTCCGGAGGGGATGTACGTTGGCAAGCGGCTGAAGCTTGCCGAGTTCATGAAGGAAGATTTCCGGGCGATTTACGACAACCCGGCCGGGACGCGGCGGGCGATCATCTCGCGGGCGCGGAAGAACTCGAAGACCACCGAGAGCGCGATGCTGCTGCTGCTGCATCTGTGCGGCCGGGAAGCCAAGCGCAACACGCAGCTTTATTCGCTGGCGCAGAGCCGGGATCAGGCGGCGCTGTTGTTCAGTCTGGCGGCTAAGATGATCCGGTCAAATCCCGATCTGGACAGCGAGATCGTGATCCGCGACAGCAAGAAGGAACTGGTGTGCCCGTATTGGGGCACGATGTACCGGGCGCTGTCGGCGGAGGCGACCACGGCGTGGGGCCTGTCGCCCTCGTTCACGGTGATGGATGAACTTGGGCAGGTTCGTGGTCCGCGTTCGTCGCTGTACGAGGCGCTGGAAACCGCGACGGCCGCGCAGCGTGAGCCGCTGACGGTGATCATCTCGACGCAGGCCGCGAGCGACAATGACCTGCTGTCGATTTTGATTGACGACGCCAAGGCCGGGCATGATCCGCACACGGTGTTGCGGCTCAACACCGCGCCCTTGGAACTGGACCCGTTTTCGCTTGAGGCGGTGAAGGCGGCGAACCCGGCGTTTGAAGAATTCATGAACCGCGACGAGGTGCTGTCGATGGTGGAGAACGCGCGGCGGATGCCAGCGCGGCAGGCGGAGTTGGAGAACTACGTTCTCAACCGCCGGGTCGAAGCCAACAATCCGTTTGTGTCGGTGCCGGTGTGGAAGGGCTGCGGCGGGCCGGTCGGCGATCTCGGCGGCGTGCCGGTTTATGCCGGGCTCGACCTGTCGGCGGTCAACGATCTGACGGCGCTGGTGCTGATCGGCAAGATCGGCGATGTCTGGCACGTCGCGCCGACGTTCTGGTTGCCGGGCGAGGGCTTGCGCGAGCGGGCGCAGCGCGACCGGGTGCCGTATGATCTCTGGGCGCAGCAGGGGTTTCTTCAGACCACGCCCGGCAACAGCGTGTCTTACGAGTTCGTCGCGCATTACCTGTTCGAGCAGTTTCAGAAATACGACATTCGCAAGCTGGCATTCGATCGCTGGGGCATGAAGCACCTGACTCCGTGGTTGCTGAAGGCGGGCTTCAGTGAGGACATGATCAAGGAGAGGTTCGTCGAGATGGGGCAGGGGACAATGTCGATGTCGCCTGCTTTGCGCGACTTGGAGCAGTGTTTATTGGACCGTCATATTGCGCACGGCAATCATCCGGTGCTGACGATGTGCGCGGCCAACAGCGTGGTCGAGGGCAAGGACTACGCCAACCGCAAGCTTTCCAAGAACAAGTCGACCGGCCGGATCGACGGCATGGTGGCGCTGGCCGATGCGTTCGGGGTCGCGCCGATTGCCGACAACGTCGTCGACATCACCGGATGGATCGGCTGAAGCGATGGCCAAGCCCTTAGATCAAAACTGCGGCAACTGCCGGTTCTTTGGCCCGGACGCTTCCAATATCGACGAGCGGCTTCCGGAAACGGTCGGCTGGTGCATGAGATACCCGCCGACCCATCAAAATTACCACGAGGGCACCGGTCGTTCGCTTGAGCGGTTCACCACCACCGACGCGACATGGTGGTGCGGCGAATACGTCAAGGCTCTACCTGCCTGATCAAAACTTCCCACTGACGGCCCCTTGCAAGGACTGAAAATTCCCACTGAGGAAAGGCACGAAGCTATGGATACGGAAAAACTCAACCTCGTCGAATCTGCTGCTGCCGGTCTGGTGGCGCGTTGTCAGTTTGAGGAAGCGCTGAAGATCGAGGGCATCTTTACCTGCGAGTGCATCGGTAAAGACGGCAAGGTGAAATGGACCGACACCTTCAAGAACGTCGTCACCGATCAGGGCAAGAAAGATATTCTCGACAAATATCTCGGCCTCGGCGCGGCCGGCGCCGGCATTGCCATGGGCCTGCATACCACGGTCGGAACGTCGACCTCGACCTATGCGACGCCGACGCCGCAGGTCGAAGCCTCGTCCGGCGTGATCGCGGCGCGGTTGGCACCGTCGTTTTCCGCCGCATCTGGCGCGGGCAGCGTCACCAAATCGACATCGGCTGCGGTGTCGTTTCCGGTGATCGGCAGCGCGACCATCGCGGGCTGTTTCGTGGTGGAAGGCGGTTCCGGCATTTTGACCAGCGGCAACACCGCCGCAGTGGGCGGGGTGCTGGTATCGAGCGGCGCGTTCTCCGGCGGCTCGCGCGCGGTGCAAAACGGCGACGCCCTCAACGTCACCTATAGTCTCGGCCTGTAGTTTCGCATGGGCTTGCTGAATTCCTGCCGCTTTACGCCGACGCTCGGCGGCACCACCGACTGGACCTACTCCATCACGGTGCCGGGATTTCAGAGCCCGGCGGCGGCCGGTGGTGTCAACGGCACGCCGTACAGCGTCCGCTCCGAGTCGGCGGACGGCTCGCAATGGGAGGACGCGCAGGGCAACTATAATTCTGCCACCGGCACGTTCGCGCGCACCACGGTGCTGTACAATTCCAGCGGCACCGGAACCGGCGCGGGGCAAACCGGCGCGGGCACCAAGATCAATTTCACCACGGTGCCGCAGGTTCAGGTCGTCGCGCTGGCGGAGGATTTGGCGTTTGCGCCGCTGGCATCGCCAACCTTTACCGGAACGCCAACCGCACCAACGGCGGCGGCGAACGATAATTCAACCAAGATCGCGACGACGGCCTATGTGGTTGGACAGGCCGGGACCGCCAACCCAATCATGAACGGCGCGGTCGCGGTCGGCACCTCGCTGCTCTATGCGCGGCAAGACCATGTGCATCCAAGCGATACCTCGCGCGCGCCGACCGCCAGCCCGGTCTTCACCGGCACGCTGTCGTCGGCCAACCAGACCATCACGTCGGCGTCCGCCAACGCCACGACCATCGGCCCGAACGGCCTGACCAACCCGACGCTGAACGTCGATAGCTCGACGGTGTCATCGGCTACTGGTCTCAACATCAAGTCGGCGGCGGCAGCGGCGGGCCTCGCGTTGGCAGTGCTGTCGTCAGGTGCCAATGAAAACCTGACGATCAGCGCCAAGGGCACCGGTACCATCACGCTCGGCAGCGCATCAACGGGCGCTATCGTGCATACGCCGCCGACCACACTCAGCGCGGCGTTGACTTATGGCGGCGTGACGTTGGCAAACGCGGTGACCGGCACCGGCAACATGGTGCTGTCCGCCAACCCGGTCTTCACCGGCACGCTGTCGTCAGCCAACCAGACTATTACCTCGACTTCAGCCAACGCTAATGCGGTTGGTCCGGCTGGCACGACCAACCCGACCTTCAACGTCGATAGCTCGACGGCATCGGCGGCGACTGGTCTCAACATCAAGTCAGCAGCCGCAGCGGCGGGCCTCGCGCTATCGGTATTGTCGTCGGGCACTAACGAAAACCTGACAATCAATGCCAAAGGCACCGGCACCATCACGTTCGGCAGCGCGTCAACTGGCGCGATCATTCACACGCCGCCGACCACCTTGAGCGCCGCGCTGACCTATGGCGGCGTCGCACTCGCCAACTCGGTGACCGGCACCGGCAGCATGGCGTTGTCGATCTCGCCGACCTTCACCGGCACCGTGACCGCACCGTTGCTCGCGGGCGGCAGCGCGGTCAGCTCGACGCTGACGTTGCAGAGCACGACCGCCGCTGGCACCAGCGACTTGATTTTGCTGAAGACCGGCTCGCAGGTCGAGCGGCTGCGGGTTGATAACCTTGGCCAGTTCACGATCAACAACGCTGGCTCGACCAGCCTGACCACTGGCATATTCTTAAATATCTACACCACTGACGGCACAAATCATCCGGGCTTCATTGCGGGCTATCAGCAAAGCAATGACGCCGTGCCGGGCTACATCGTGCTGCGCAAATCGCGGGGCACGACGGTCGGCAGTTTCGCCCTTGTGGCGAACAACGACAAGATCGGCGAGTTGGCGTGGGATGCCGACATCGGTACGGCCTACCTCAATTGCGCGATTGTGTCTGCCGAGGTGGACGCTGCCCCGGTATCTGGGCAACGCGTCGCTGGCAGGCTGATGTTTAAGACTTCGATCGTCAACACCGCCGTCACCGAGCGAATGCGGATCGACTCGACGGGCCAGATCATCGCCAATCAGGCGGGTGCTTCTAGCGTTCTTGGCTCTTTCTTCACCGCCTATAGCGTCGATGGCGTTAACAACCCCGGATTTCTCACCGGCTACCAGCAGAGCGCTGACGCTGCCGGGGGCTACATTCAACTGAACAAGTCGCGCGGCACGACTGTTGGCAGCCACGCAGTCTTGCAGAGCAACGACGTCTTGGGAGCCTATGGTTTCGGTGGCGACGACGGCACCAACATTCGGTCGCCCGCATTTATTCAAGCCGTCGTTGACGGCTCGCCGACATCTGGTCAGCGCCTGCCAGCGAGGATGAGCTTCTATACCGGAGTAGTAAACACTGCGCCCGCTGAGCGGGTTCGTATCGACAATGGAGGCGGTGTGTTCGTGATCTCAGTTGGCACAACTGCCAGCGCGGCCAATGCCTTCATCAACAACGCATCCAGCCCCGTCAACCAATTGCTGCGTTCAACTTCTTCGTTGAGATACAAGAAGGATGTCGAACCCGTGGCTGACACTTACCGGGATGCCGTGTTGGCGATCAAGCCGATTTGGTATCGCTCCAAGTGCGCAGCCGACGATCCAACCCTTTCCTTCTATGGCATGGCCGCCGAAGAGGTTGCCGCGATCGATCCTCGCCTCTGCCATTGGGCCTATTGTGATGAAGACTATGACACGGTCGTCGTCCGCGCGGGCGACAGAGATGAAGGCATAGAACGCATTCTAAAGCCCGGCTCCAAGCTTGTGCCGGACGCGGTCATGTACGAGCGTGTTGCGATCTTGCAGATCGCCGCACTCGCCGCGAAGATCAGCGCGCTCGAACAGAGGATGAAATCTTGAAAAGGATTGAACAGAAAAAAGAGGGCGACTTCTCCACGGCCAAGCTGTTGCAGCAAGTGTGCGAGACATCCATCAACGGCATGAACCTCACTCAGATGCGCAGCCGCATCCGCGTTCTGGACGCGGTCGAGGCGGCCGGTGACGGCGACATCATGCTAGAGGACGCCGATTTTAACACGCTGTCAGAGGCCATCAATTCACAGCAGTGGGCGTTGGCGAGGAAGCAGCTTCTTGTGATCATCGACGGCGTCCTCGAAGCCAAGAACGTGGAGCCCGCCCAGAAGGAAAAATAAGCGTGAGGCATGGTCGACCGGCGGTCTCATTCGGAATTGTGATAGACCGCGCGACCGGCGCAGTTGCGCGCGTCATCAACCCGGATTTTGAACACGAACTAGACGGTCACCATGTCGGGCCGCACCAGTTCATGATCCGCGCTTCAAAAGCCGAGTGGGGCATCGATAGCGCGCCCAACTCAATGACGCTTGGTCAGCTTAATCATATCGTCAGCGTGCTCGGCACATGACGCAAGTTTTTCTCACCAGCGCCGACACTTCTCCGTGGTCTAGGCCAAGTGATTGGACTGACGCGGGCCATACCGTTGAACTGATCAGTGCAGGCGGCAAGGGTTACGGCAGTGCCAGCACTAGCACTGGCGGCGGTGGTGGTGGTGGCGGGTCATACTACAAGCTAACGTATTCATCTGGTGCTTTGGGAAGCACGACGCCGTTTCAAGTCAAGGCTGGCAACGCTCTTACTTCTTACAATGTTTCTGCCTCGACGATTTGGCAGGGCACGACTGCCAGCAATTCTCACGAGGCGAAGGCTGGCCTCGCCGGGACGGTCAACACTGGTGTTGGCACTGGTGGTGGCGCTGCTGGGACTAACGTCGTTAACGGCACGCCTTCTCCGGTCACCTACACTGTCACGACAGACAATCATGGTGGTGCTGGCGGAAACACTAACGCGGCAAGTTCTTGCTCAGGTGGCGGTGGCGGCGGTGCGGGTGGCCCTAACGGCGTCGGCGGTCCGGGTGGTCTCAGTTCTTCTCTCACTGCAAGCGGTGCTGGCGGCGGTGGCGGTGGCTCTGATGGTGGCTCGGCTGGCGCTTCTGGCGGATCGGTAGCAGCGCCGGGCGGCGCTGGCGGCAACGGCCAAAGCGGCACAGGTGGCGGCGCTGGCGGCGCGGCAGGATTGCCGGGAACGGCTGGCACTGCCAGCAGCGGAGCGGGCGGTGGCGGTGGTGGCGGATCGTCCAATGCTGCCGCAAACCAGATCGGTGGCGCTGGTGCGACCGGCAACGTGTTTGACTCGACTCATGGCTGCGGCGGCGGCGGTGGTGGTGGTGCTTCCAATAACAGTAACACTGCGGGCGCGAACTGTAATGGAGGGGCAGGAGGAAACTACGGCGGCGGCGGCGGCGGCTCGGGTCGAACGCGCGGCACTCCCAGCACCGGCAGCGGGCCTAGCAATGCCGGTGAAGGCCTCACCGTCATCACCTATACGCCGGGCGGCGGCACGACCTATAACGACTCCACGGCGGAGACCGCGAGCGCCGCCGATGCGCTCGACGCGGCTTGGATCGTATCTGACACGGTACCTGAAACCGCGACTGCGACGGATACCGCCTCCGCCGCTGCTGGCCCTATATCTGTCACGGTATCTGAAACCCTGTCGGCGCTGGATGCTGCCGAGCCTACTTGGTTAGATCAATTTCAGAATGGCGCGCTCGACCTGCTCGCGGTCGGTCAGCGCATCGTTTTTAGCTCGGCCGGTAATACCTACAACAAATCCACCGCCGAAACTGCGACGGCGACGGATGTGCCTGCGGCGCTCGCGGTGTTCGTTGCCGCTGTCGCCGAGAGCGCGACCGCGACGGACACTGAGGACGCGGCCACGGTTCGCGCGGGGGCTGTCGCGGAGACGGCGACTGCAACCGATACCCCGAACGCTGCGACCGTCCGAGTGGGTGCGGTTGCCGATGCGACGACCGCAACCGATACCGAGAACGCGGCGTTCGTTGGTGTTGCCGCCGTTGCCGAAACGACGACCTCGACCGACACGTCGGCGGCGGCAACGGTTCGCGCTGGTGCGGTTGCCGATGCGACGACCGCAACCGATACCGAGAATGCGGCGTTCGTTGGTGTTGCCACCGTTGCTGAAACCGCGACGTCGACGGATACCAACTCTGCCAGCGCAGTCTCTGTCAGTGCCGTCTCTGAAACCACGACCGCGACCGACGTCACTAACGCGGCTGCGGTTAGCGTCGGCACCGTCGCTGAGACCGCAAGCGCGACGGACACGACGGACGCGACACTAGGCGCTGCCACGTATGCCGTTGCTGAGACCGCGACCGTAACCGACGCGACTGCCGCCAGCGGAATCTTCGTCGCAACTGCCGCTGAGACCGCGACGGCGACCGACACTACTGACGCGGCGACCATTCGCGTCGGCGCAGTTGCGGAAGCAACGACCGCAACCGACACGCCAAACGCGGCGACCGTCCGGGTTGGTGCCGTCGCCGAGGCCACGACGGCGGTTGATTCTCAGGCGGCGCTCGCGGCTTTCGTTGCTGCTGTTGCGGAAGCGTCGACCGCAACGGATGTGCAGGGAGCACTTGCCGCATTCGTTGTCGCAGATAGTGAGACGACCGCTGCGACTGATGCAGCCAGCGCGGCGATCGTCCGGGTTGGCGTGGTTGCCGAGACAACGACGGCGACCGACGTCAATAGCGCGCAGTTTGTCTTTGCGGTCAGCACAGCGGAAACCAGCACGGCGGTCGATACGCCTGCCGCGCTCGGAATCTTCGTCGCAGCCACCGCCGAGCCCGCGACGGCAACTGATGCGCAGGCGGCGCTCGCCGCGTTCGTTGCTGCTGTCGCGGAAGCAGCCAGCGCGACTGATGCGCAGGCAGCGCTCGCTGCATTCGTTGTCGCGGATAGTGAGATCGCCACCGCGACCGATACGGCGAACTCGATATCCGTTGGTGTTGCTGCCACCGCCGAGACCGCCACCGCGAGCGATACCCCGAACGCGGCGACCGTCCGCGTCGGTGCAACAGCGGAAACGGCGAGCGCGACTGATGCGGCGAGCGCAGCGACCGTCCGCGTCGGCAGCGTGGCGGAGGCGACCACCGCGACGGACACGTTGTCGGCGGCGACCGTTCGCGTCGGTAGCGTTGCGGAAGCGACAACCGCCATCGATACGCCGACCGCGACCGGAAACTTTGTGTTCTCCGCGACGGTGGCGGAAACCGCGACCGCCTCCGACAGCACCGACGGCGTGGTCGGCGGCATTTTGGTCTCGATCTCGGAGACGGTCAGCGTCGTCGATACGGCCGCCGCAACCGGCATCTTTGTTGCTGCCGTCGCAGAAGCGGCGAGCGCGACCGACACCAATAACGGAACGCTCGGCGCGGTTGTCGCCGAGACCACATCGGCGGTCGACACCAACTCGGCCGCCACGGCGTCGATCCAGACTGTTGCTGAGGCTGCGACGGCGGTTGATACCGCGAACGCAGCAACCATCCGCGTCGGTGCCGTTGCGGAAACGGCAACCGCGACGGACGCAGCCAACTCTGGTGTCAGCGGGCCTATTAGTGCCACCGCCGAAACCGCGACAGCGACCGATGCCACCAACGCGATCCGGCTGGTTTTCGGTTCGGTCAGCGAGGTCGCGGCGGCCAACGACAATGTTTCGACGCTCGGCCAGTTCGGCTCCACGGTCACCGAGACGGCGACGGCGAGCGATACGGTTTCCAATGTTGTTTCGCTATTTGTCGCGACATCGGAAACCGCTGCCGCTATCGATGATGCCACAGCGTTCGTCATCGCCTTCGCGGCCAGCGCGACTGATCCGGATCGTGTTGTTCAGGCCGATGCTGAAAATCGTGGCGTGATCGTCGATGCGGAAAACAGGATAGTTATCGTCGATCCAGAGGACAGAATCATCATCGTCGACGAGGAAAACCGGTGGGTTGTCGTTGACGCAGAGGATCGTATGATTACCCAAGATGAAATTGACTTGAACGTCGCTGCTTGAGGGAAGAAGGCAAATGTCAAAGAGATGGCCGCCGAAAGACCCTGATGAAGTCTTGGATTATGGGGTTGACTGGAGTCTTCGGCTGGCCGGGGACGTCATCTCGACATCGGCGTGGACAATTCCCGCCGGTCTCACCAAGCAGACTGACACCAAGACCAACACCAGCACAACGGTGTGGCTCTCGGGCGGCGTTGATGGACAGAGTTACGACAACCTGAATCACATCGTGACGGCTGGCGGCCGGACGATGGAGCAGACCGTCGAACTGAGGATCAAACAGAAATGAACCGGCACGTCGCGGTCAAGGCGCGCGCGCGCGAGGCGCTGCAACGGTTCAATCCTAATCACGACCCGAAGGACGGTCAGTTCAGCAGCGGCGATGGCGGCGATGGTGGTAAACCCTCAAGCGGCGGCACGTTTTCCAAGGTCAGTGCTAGCGAGTTTGTGACGGCGCGCGATACCAGCAACCGGCCGATGTTTCTGTCGGCGAACAGCGCGCAGGATTTGAATGATCACGAGACGTTTGTTTCAAAGGACGGCAAGGTCGGCTACGCGCTCGATCAACATGGCGATCTGCAAAACCTGTTCAACAATGGCGGTCCAAAGGGCGCGGGCCGGGCCGCATTGATCGATGCCGTGCTGCACGGCGCGCGAACCTTGGATGCGTTCGATCCGTACTTGCCGAAGATTTATGCCGAGCATGGTTTTGTGGCTACCGGGCGAATGCCGTTCAACGATAAATATGCCCCTGATGGTTGGGACTATGCTAAGTATGGCCGTCCCGACGTGGTGTTCATGGCGTATCGGGGCGGCGATCCGGCGACACTGAAAGACCGTGTAGGGACATTTGGCAAATATGCAGCGGGCCAAGGCGGACAATCTTTCGACGATTACGATGCAGCAAAAGCTGCCTCCCGAAGCCATATCGTGGATAAACGGCTTGACGCCGGACGATCGCGACAGCATCGAATACATCTTGGGTCTGGTGGGGCCGGACGACTTCGCGAAACACTGGACCGAGTACCGCAAGGACTTGGAACACGCAGCCAACCTTTAGCGCGCGCACGCGCGGTCAAGGCAGCACATCCCGGTGCGGGCTACTCCGCTTCAGCCAGCGTTGACGATAACGGCGTCATTCACACGTCGAGCGTTTACGACGCGCAACGCGCGCTGTTCGAACATCGGCCGGTCGAACTAAATCAAGCCAGCCAAGGCAGCGTGTTGCTGGATAAATTGGGCGAGACCGCGCAAAAAATGATTGATCGGGGCAAGCAAGCCCCGGCGTTCAATCTATGCAGCGTGACTGTCAAGGGCAGCAACTTGTTCTGTGCCGATACCGAAGGCATTCCTCGCGTCGAGATGCCCGGACTAAGTGATCCACAGATCAAGGGCCAAGGCTTCGCGGTTACTGAGGGCGACGAATACGCCTCGCATTTGCGTGCCACGCAGAACGAATTGAATGGGGCCAAGGTCGCGGCCATTGCCGAGAAGATTGCGAACAAGCCAGATTATTATTCGAAGCCTATCGCGGTTTCGAAGGACAACTACATTCTCGACGGGCACCATCACTGGGCCGCTAAGATCGGTCTCGATGCCAAGCAAGGCAAACTCACTAACGACACCAAGATTAAAACCGCGCGAGTTGATGTCGGGATAACCAAACTGCTGGCAGTCGTCGGCAAAAGCAGGCACGCCGCTGTCAAGGCTGAAGCGCTTGCGACGCTACAGAAGTTCAATCCGAACCACGACCCGAAGGACGGGCAATTCACCAGCGGAGACGGTGGCAGTGGTGATGGTGCCGGGCACCTCACAATTCATGACGATCTGTCGCGTGCCAGCAACGAAACGCAGCCGGTCAAGTCGCTGGACGATCTTTACACCAAGGCCAAGCAAGGCGAGCAGGACTTTCTCGATCAGGTCCACGCGGCAGCGGACGCGAGCGGCGGCAAGGTGATGCTGACCCCGATGCAATTTTCCGAGCCGGGCACCACGCTAAAATCCAGAACGTCGGCGGAACGCAAACTGCGCGATGAATTGAACAACGATCCGACGCAGTTGCGCGACGTCATGCGCGCCACCATCGCCAACGATACAGTCAAGGACAGTCGGAGCGCCGCGCTGGCGTTCATCAAGGCGCACGGCGACGATGTGCTGCGAGTCAAGGATCGTTTCGTCAGCGCCAAGGACGGCTATCGCGACATCTTGGTCAATTATCGCACCAAGAGCGGCGTCATCGCAGAATTGCAATTCAATACCCACAAACTGATCGCCGCCAAAGAGGGTGAGGGTCATCGAATCTATGAGCAGAGTCGCAAGCCGGGCGTGCCGACCAGAATGCGAGTCAGTCTAGAGCAACAGGCAAATGCGCTTTATGGCGCGGCCTATCATGGCAGCGGGAACGGGAACTGGGGAAAGAAGTGACACCATTGTTTGCCTATCGTGTGACCACGCCGAACGGTGTGACGTTCTTTGCCGTCATCGACGGCAAGGACGGCATCGCTGATGAAGTGCTGTCGACTCGCGACGGGTCTTGGAAACCGGAGCCGTTGCTGACAGCGGCGGACCTGATCCAGCCGGAGCAGAAATTCAACGAGTGGGATATCGTGAAAATCGATCCATCCAAGTTGCCCAAGTGATGAAGGGATAAGCGCCCATGCCGATCAAGCCGCACAAGAACGAAGATCAGTCCGCGTGGATGGCCAGATGCGTGCCCGAGATGATTGGCACCGGGAAGGACAAGCGGCCACAGGCTCAGGCGGTCGCCGCCTGCATGACGATCTGGCGGGAGTCCGGATCGAGCAAGACCGCGAGGCAGATCGAGGCGGAGGTCGAAGCGCCATATCCGGACGAAACCGAGCAAGAGTTCATGGACCGCTGCACGCTAGAGGCGGACGAGGCCGATTGTCAGATGATGTGGGATGAACGGTCTTTCGGGCTTGGCGTGGTTCACAAGCTGCATTCCGAAATTCCAGTGGGCCACGACTTCGTGTTGTCGGATGCGACCGTTGATCGATATGGCGACACCATCGATGCGGATGGCTGGGACTTGAGAAACTTCAGCAAGAATCCGATCGCGTTGTTTAATCACAATCCAGATTTCCCGGTTGGGAAATGGAGCAAGCTAGGCGTCAAGGATGGCAGACTAACCGGACGGCTCGAATTGGCTCCGGAAGGCACGTCGGCCAGACATGATGAAATCCGCAGGCTCGTCGATGCGGGAATTTTGCGGGCAGTGTCGGTTGGCTTTAAGCCCGTGGAAGTCAAGCCCATCGAATCGAAAGGCGGCAAGAACGGACTGCATTACCTCAAGTCGGAATTGATCGAGACCAGCCTTGTGTCGGTCCCGGCAAATCCGAACGCCTTGCAGGTCGCGCGGTCTCTGAGAATATCCGATGACACCATCAAGATGGTATTCGCCGAGCATGGCGACAGCCGCTTTGTGCGTCGTGGGGCCAATGGCGAGCACGCCGGGACTAAACCAGTCGTGAAAGCAAAGGTAAGGGCTATGACCCCGATTGCAAAACGTATCGAGGCATCCGAGGCCACGCTTGTCCAGTATCGTGATGAACTGGAAAAGCATCTGGGCACTATGGATGATACAAACCCCGACGAGACGGTGACCGCTCAAGTCGAGGAATGGACGGAAAAGGTCAAGGCGCAGGAGCGAAGCCTGAATGCTCTGCGCGCCGTCGAGGCGCAGAACGCCGAGACGATCACGCTTCAGCGGACCGGAACCAGCAACGGCGTGACACATTTCGCCGATGGCAGTTCGAGCGCGCAGGCGGCTTCTGCGCGGCCGTTCGCGATGGCCAGAAAGCAGATCAGGCCGGTCGAGTATCTGTACAAGGCGCTGACGGTGCAGTTGAAGCACTTTGATCAGCGCGGTCGGCGTTCGATCTATGACGTGATGCAGGAAACCTATGGCGAAGACCCGATGGTCAAGACCATGGTCGACTGGACCACGCGCACGACGTCGGTCCCCGCGACCACGACGGTCACGGGCTGGGCGGCGGAGCTTGTCACCACCAGTTACGGCGAGTTCTTCGATGCCCTGTTCCCGGCCTCGATCTACGCGCCGCTGCGTGCCAAGGGCGGCTCGTTCACGTTTGGGCGCAGTGGTGTTGTCGTGCTGCCGACCCGCAGCCGGACCGCGCCGATCTCCGGAGCGTTTGTTTTGCAGGGATCAGCGATCCCGGTGAAGCAGGGCCAGTTCGCCACCATCAGCCTGACGCCGAAGAAGATGGCGGTGATCTCGACGTTCACTCGTGAGATTTCCGAGCATTCGACCCCGGCAATCGAGCAGTTGATCCGCGATGCCATCGTCAATGACACGGCGGTCGCAATCGACGCGGTGTTGATGGATGCCAACCCGGCGACAGCTACTCGCCCGGCGGGCATTCTCAACGGCGTTGCGGCGATCCCCGCGACGACCGGCGGCGGCATCGTGTCACTGATCGGCGACCTCAAGGCTCTGTCCAGCGCCTTGCTGGCCTCGACCTTTGGCGGCATTCGTCAGCCGGTGTGGATTATGACGCCGCAAGACGCCGTGGCGATCAGTCTGACGCAGGCGGCGGCCGGTGGTGATTTCCCGTTCGCGAATATTCTCAACACGGGAATGCTGCTTGGCTATCCGGTCATTCAGTCTACCAACGTCACGGCCGACACCATCATACTGGTGGACGCTGCGGACTTTGCGACGGCGACCGGAGACACGCCGAACTTCTCGGTGTCCGATCAGGCGACGTTGCACATGGAGGCGACGACACCCGCCGAAATCGTCGGCACGCCGAGCGTCGTTGCGGCACCGGTCCGCTCGCTATGGCAGACGGATAGCATCGGAATTCGCATGATCATGGATATCAACTGGGTCTTGCGTCGTGTCGGCATGGTGCAGTGGATCAGCGGCCAACTCTGGAACTGATTGTGAAAATTGCCGATCGCGTGGTGCTGCTTTGCCTCGCGATCGGTTTGATCTTGGGTATTGCGCTTGCGGAACCAGTTCATCTCATTGAATTGCACAACCCGAAGGGTCGAAAGATTTTCGTCAACCCTGCCGAGATTACTGCGTTGCGTGAGTCAGGGGCGGGAGATTTCAAGCATTTTAGCGATTCAGTTCATTGCTGGCTTGGCTTCACGGGCGGGAAATATGCCACAGTGGTCGAGGACTGCGCGACTGTGCGAAGGCTGATAGAAGCAACTTCGAAACCGAAGGAGAACTAAATATGACTGATCTTGTCATCGTGCCCGCGAACGTGGTCGCTGGTACAAACGCAACATTCGAGCAGGGTCTTGCCGGGGCGACAGTCCTTGCCGGACAGACGGTCTATCAGGACAGCACCACCAAAAAATATGTGCTGTCGGATAACAATCTCGCCGCCATTGAGGGCAGGACGCCGCGCGGCATTGCGCTGCACGGGGCATCGCTGAACCAGCCACTCAGAATTCTAAAGTCCGGCGACATCACCATCGGCGCGACGATAACGGCTGGCGTGGCATATTACCAATCGGCCAATCCGGGCGGCATTTGCCCAGCGGCGGATGTTGTTTCCGGTTCACAGGCCACGATCGTCGGCATGGGCAAGACGACCACCGTGCTCACCGTCGATATCCAGACCACCGGAGTGCAGTTGTAAAAACATGCTGCTCATTGGTGCCGAAACGCTCAACGAGATGGAAGCTTGGGATCATCTCGACCGTGGCGTCAAACTGGCAAACGAAAGACGTCTTGCCGAGGCGATAGCAAGCTTCGACCGCGTCTTGGCACTGACGCCGGACGATATGGTCGCCCATTGGAATCGGGCGTTGTCCTTGCTGTCGCTTGGTCGCTATTCGGAAGCGCTGGAAGAACTGGAATGGCGATGGAAGCTGTTCAATTGGCGGTGGGGATATCTGGGCCACGACGTCGAGAGGGTAGCAGCAATCGAGCAATGGCTGGGGCAGGACATCAACGGCAAGCACCTGCTCTATTATCATGAGCAGGGATACGGCGATAACATCATGATGGCGCGATACCTGCCGATGATGCGGGCCAAGGGCTGCAAGATAACCCTGCTCACCGTGCCGCCGCTGATCAGGCTGCTCAGCCGGTTCAAGCCCGACAACGTCATCACGGCGCTGCCGGACGATCTCAGTGAGTTCGACTATCGCTGCTCGGCATTCCTGCCGATGCGAGTGTTTCAGACGACCGTCGACAGCATTCCGCCAGCGCCCTATCTCGCAACGAAGTTCGCGCGCGAGCCGGGCACCATCGGGCTGGTCTGGTCCGGCGTCACGCAAAAGAAACTTTCCGCCGCGAAGTTCTTGCACCTGCTCAATCCCGGCGCGGCATACCGGCTCAAAAGCTTGCAGCCGGGTCCGGTGATGCAGGGCGTTGAGCCGCTGGTTTCGGAAGATTTTCTGGACACCATGAATCAGATGGCGCGCATGGAGCACATCGTCACCGTCGACACCGCGATTGCCAACCTCGCGGGCGCGATGGGGCATCCTTCGGCTCATGTCATTTTGCCGCTGCTTCAGGATTGGCGCTGGTACTACGCTGATAAATGGTATCCGACGCTGAAGATATACCGGCAGCAAGGCGACGACTGGAATGCGCCGTTTGCACAAGTCAGGGAGGCGCTGCGGTGTCAACATTAGATCGCTTGCGGGAAGATGTTTACGGCCACAAACATCTGACTCCGGACTGGCAGTTTCGATATGCCGACGCGATCATCAACGCTCCACCCGGTCTGATGCTGGAATTTGGCGTTGCTTCCGGGCACTCCATCACCGGGATCGCAGGGATGATCTGGCCGCGAGTGATCTACGGTTTCGATTGGTTTAAGGGATTGCCGGAAGACTGGAAGCCGGGCACGGGCAAGGGCGCATTTGCCTGCATTGTTCCAGAATCGCTGCCCGTGAACGTCAGGATTATCGAGGGTCTATTTCAAGACACGCTGGACGGATTTTTGGCAAGGCGTCCCGAGCGGATTGGGTTCGTGAACATGGACGCTGATATTTATTCTTCAACGGCATTCGTGCTATCGCGGATCGAGGGTAGGTTCGTCGACGGCACGGTGCTGCATTTCGACGAGATACACGGCGATCAAGAAAACTTTGATAATGAGGGGCGGGCATTCGCAGAGTGTCTAGATCGCACCGGCCTTGGTTATGAAGTGATAGCCAAGGATTGTCACGAAGGTGCGTTTTTTCGAATCAAGAAGTCGTAAGTTCAACATCAGCAAAAGGAGAATCTAAAAATGCCATTAGCAATGATTACGTGGGTTGGCGAAGGCGGCGGTGGTGGTGGTGGCGGTCAGCCGTCGCATCCGATCTATAATCCGCCGGGCATCTGGCCGTCGCCGGGGCACCCGTCGCACCCGATCGCGCCGGGTGGACAGCCTCCGGGGATTTGGCCGCCCGGTTCTGGAATTGACATGCCGTCGCATCCAATCGCGCCGGGCGGCCAGCCTCCCGGCATTTGGCCGTCGCCGGGTCATCCCTCGCATCCGATTGCACCGGGTGGCCAGCCTCCGGGCATCTGGGGCGGTGGTAACGAGCCGTTCCCGACACCGCCGATTGTGATTCCGATCCGACCGGGTGAACAGCCTCCGGAAGCCGGTAACGGGCTTTCGCCGTCGCATCCGATCTACATCCCGCCGCCGCCCGGTGTCACGGACGGAACCAAGGCGCTGGTTCATGTGTATGTGCCGGGAGTCGGTGGAGTCTGGTTCCTGATCGAAGTGCCAGCGCCGACTCCGCCGCCAACCGAGCCGACGCCGAAGCCCGCGTAGCGGGTGAGGTTGGGGCGAAGACTCCCGAAACCATCAAACCCTGAAAGGATCACTGTGATGGTAGATGTTATCCCTGCTGCTCCGAGTGAGCAGAAACCAAGGTCCAACACCAACATCCCGATGCGCGACCGCGAACGTGATGTTGGCGAGCGCAGAGCGGCGCGGCAAGAGGCTGCCAAAAAGCTGGTTGATGAAGCGGCGAAGGAGCATGAAGAAATTCTCGCCCAGTACGCCGAAGATCATCCGGCTGGCAGCAAGCCGACGCCAACGCCGGATGAAATCGCCTTGGCCGCTGTCGGCGCGAACAAAATGGAGAAGGAGGATGACGGCAGCGGTCCTGACCGTGGTCCTCGTTATCTGACGCGCGAAATGAGTGCGAGAGAGCGCGAGATGAGGGCGACCGAGCGGAAAAAGTAAATCATGAGCCTGCTGTCTCGTATCTTCAAACCCTCCGTTGCGAAAGCAGCGGAGGGTGAAGTTCAACCGGGGCCATGGTGGCTGCCTGTTTCGCAGGGCTGGCTGAGTTCTGAGGCCGGTCAGTTCATGAATTGGTGGCAGATGGGCCACGACGTGCAAGGCGGCGGTAGCAGCGCCTTGGTGGAAGCGTGCGTGTCGGCCTACAGCCAGACTATCGCGATGTGCCCCGGAGACCATTGGCGACTAAGAGGCAAGAATGGGCGCGAGCGCGTCACGACCAGCGCGCTAACGCGCATCCTGCGTTCGCCAAACGATTACGAGACGATCTCCGATCACTTGCTGAACTCGGTTCGAGATTTATACAGCAACGGCAATTCCTATGCCTTGGCTCTGCGCAACACCAGATTTGAAATCGATGAATTGCATTTGATGGACCCTTGGTACAGCCGTCCTCATGTCGCTTACGATGGGTCGGTCTGGTACTTTCTTGACGGCAACCCGGTCAAGCGAAGAACGATTGATTATCCTGAGTTGGTGCCAGCGCGCGATGTGCTTCATATCAAGCTGCATCGTTCAAGGCATTATAAGCTGATGGGAGTCAGCCCGATTCAAGCGGCTGCGGCTGACATTGCCACGTCGGGAGCGATGACCGCGCAGCAATTCCAATTTTACACCAATCAGGCGCGCCCCAGTGCGATCCTTTCCACGGATGCGGTATTGACCGCCGCGCAGTTGGAGGAATTGCGTACCTCTTGGAACGCGCAGACGCGCGGGATGCAATCCGGCGGCACGCCGATTCTTGGTGGCGGATTGAAGCCGCAGAACTTGGCCACGTCGGCAAAGGACGCCGAGTTGGCCGATATGCTGAAACTGAATCAGCAGAATATCGCGCTGGCTTTTCGCATTCCCTTGGAGATGCTGGGCATCGGAGGGGGAAACCTGAAGTCGACCCAAGACCTGATGCGCAACTGGCTTGCTGGCAGTCTTGGCTTTGCGCTTAATCATGTCGAGGAAGCGTGGGGAAAGACCTTCGGATTGTTCGGCGTCCCCAATGAATATGTCGAATTTGACACGCGCGCGCTGCTGCGCTCGGCGTTCACCGAACGCGTTGATGGCTATGTCAAAGGCGTGCAGGGCGGCATTTTCTCGCCGAATGAAGCGCGCGATGAATTCGAGTTGGATGAAGTGCCGTTCGGCGATGAGCCGAGAGTGCAGCAGCAATTGGTGCCGTTAAGCGCCGCGTCTCAAATCCAGAATCCCATTCACGCAACGCCAATTGCCCCGTCACCGGGTCCGCCGTCTCCGCCGCCCGCGTTGCCCGCGCCCGCGCCTAAAAAGATGTTGGAGTCAGCCGATGAACTCACAAACTTCCGTCGAAGATTCCGCGCTTCCCACCGAAACAGCCTTTGATATTCTGGCGGACGAGTTTGGAGCAGTAGCCGGACGTATCGAGCGGGAATGCAATCTCAAACTTGCCAGCGTTATTTCCGAGATGCAGAGGCGGGACGCCGAGCGCGAGTTGCGCGTGGTGCTGCTGGAAAAAGAGTTGCGGGAAAAACTGGCGTCGCTGAAAGATGGTCGCGACGGCGTCGACGGCAAGGACGGTGCTGTGGGGCGCGATGGGCTGGACGGCAAGGACGGCGCGAACGGCAATGATGGCGCGGCCGGGCGTGACGGCAAGGACGGCATCAATGGCAAGGACGGCATCAACGGGATCGATGGCAAGGATGGCGTCGAGGGTGCTGCTGGGCGCGACGGTGTTGACGGCGCGGCCGGGCGCGATGGCAAGGACGGCATCAACGGGATCGATGGCAAGGATGGCGTCGAGGGTGCTGCTGGGCGCGACGGTGTTGACGGACTCGTTGGGCGCGATGGCAAGGACGGCATCAACGGCAAGGATGGCGTCAACGGTCAGGACGGTGACGCGGGCCGTGATGGGTTCGACGGCAAGGATGGCGCCGATGGAGCCAGAGGGCTTGATGGCAAAAATGGAAGTGACGGCATTGCAGGGTTCAACGGTAAGGATGGTCGCGACGGTGTCGACGGCGCATCCGGTCCGCAGGGCGAGCGCGGCCAAGAGGGACCGCAGGGTAAATTGCCGATAGTGAAGGACTGGATCGATGGCTCGATCTCATACCAATCCGACGTCGTCACCTATCGAGGTGGCACCTATCAGGCTGTTCGCGATACAGCCAAGGTGCCGGGGCAGCATGTCGATTGGATATGTCTTGCCGTTCCGGGCAACGATGGTCGAGATGGCCGTGATTTCACGGTGCGGGACACTTACGATCAAGCCGAAAATTACAAGGCTCTGGACATCGTCACGCTGAACTCCTGCTGGTTCATCGCCAAGCAGGACAATCCGGGTCCGTGTCCGGGTCCGGGCTGGAAGGCGGGACCGGTCGGCAAGCGCGGCGCGCCCGGCGAGCGCGGTGCGAAGGGCGACAAGGGCGAGCGAGGCGAAACCGGCCCGGTGCCGAAGGTTCGCGAGATTGTCGGCTGGCAGTTGGATCGCAAGCGCTATGCGCTGGTGCCGATCATGAGCGACGACTCGACTGGCGCTCCGGTTTTGATCCGGCCATTGTTCGAACAATTCAAGGACGAGTCTAGCTGATGGGCAATCTTTCGGTCGTCGACCGCGACAACGATTATCTGCCGGGCGCGCTGCTGGCGCTGGCCAAGATGCACATGCGGATCGTCTCGACGACCGACGATGTCTACATCAAGAACGTGATATTGCGCGCCATCAATGAATTCGAGATCAAGACCGACACCCTGCTCAATCCGGTCGAGCTGCAATGGTCGCCGGTCAGTGGTGATTTCAACACCGATCTTGGCTGGGCCGTGATTCCGGAAACGCCGCTGAATGTCGACGCGGGCTGGACGGTTAAGGACGGGACGGCGACGGACGTGAGCGCCAATTATCAACTGCTCACGGTGGCGACCAAGGGCGTCGGACGCTACGCGCTCGGCGGCAGTTTCGTGTCCGGCATGATGCTGGATTTTAATTGCGGTTATGACGACATCAGCCAGATGCCCGGCGGAATCCAAAACGCGATTCTTTTGTACACTGGCTATCTGTACGAAAACCGCGAGGGCCAGATAACGACATCGTGGAATGACCGCTGGCTCAATTTCATCGCGCAATGGTGGAAGCCGAGCGTATGAAGACGGTCGAAGTGACGGACCAATTCGATTACTATCTTTTCCGTCGAAGGTTCGTCCGATTTACGCCGGGGATTTATCTCAGCGTGATCGAGGCCGCAGCCAACGCAATCGTCGCCGCCGGGTGTGGCCGGATAGTCCAGCAGGAAGAACCAACCGAGCAAGCCATGGACGCCAGAGATGCCTTCAAACTCCGCCGCCTCTAAACTTTCCTCCGCGTTCTACGGCGGCGGCAGCTTGAGGCACATGGCATCGTTTTCGAGGCGAGCCATGGTCGAGGACGATTACGGAAACGAGATGGCGGAATGGCAGTTTCAGTTCACGATACCTGCTGGCGTGCGCGCGAGGCTCGGCGGCGAACAGGTGTTGGCGGCGCGCCTCACTGGCGTGCAGCCCTACACTGTGACGGTCAGGCAATGCGACGTCTCTACCCCGGTCAGCACCGACTGGAAAATCCATATCGAGGATTTGAACCTTGACTTGGCGATAGTCTCAATCGTCGACCCCAACGACAAGCGCGCCTATTTCGACATGCTCTGCCAGTCCGGAGTCGCGGTATGAGTGATCCAAGCCTAGAGTTGCAGGAAGCCCTGAAGGCGGCGCTGCGGAATCGGATCGGGCCGGAGGTTGGGCCGCGCGTTTACGATCAGGTGCCGGTCGACGCTGTCTTTCCCTACGTCACGCTCGGCGACGATCAGGTGTTGCCCGACAAGGCGCAGTGCATCGACGGCGCGGAAGTGATCTCGACGCTGCATATCTGGTCGAGAACGCCGGGCTATCCCGAACTAAAGCGGATCGTCAAAAACATCCTCGCCGTCGTCGACGACAACCCGCCGCCGCTCGCGGGCTTCGTTGCCGTAATTTTTGAATTACAGGATATCAATTATTTGCGTGATCCTGACGGGCTGACTCGTCATGCCGTCTTGACGTTCCACAGTCTCATTCAACCGTCGTAACCTGAAAGGAAACCGCGATGACTCAACCAACTGTCCTGCCCGGCACGAAACTGTTCATCCTTGTCGGGAATGGCGCAACGCCAGAAGTGTTCGACAACCCGTGCGGCCTTACGACCAACGGCATCGATTTCACCGCATCGACCGGCAACACGCTGATTCCGGATTGCGCCGATCCTGAAGCGGCGGCATGGGAAGCCAAGGACATCAACGCCTTGAGCGCGCAAGTCACCGGCACGGGCGTCATGGCGATTGAAAGCTTCTCTGTCTGGAACGGCTGGTTCCAGTCAGGACAGCTTAAAAACTGCCAAGTGAAGCTGGACGATCCGGCGCTCGGCTACTGGGCTGGTGCGTTTGTCCTGACATCACTGAAATACGGCGGCACGCGCGGCCAGAAGGTCACGCTCGACATAACACTGGCCAACTCGGGCGCAGTGCCGTGGGTCGGCCCATGAGTGCTGATGGCTCGGTCGAACTATTCTTTGGCGACGGCACCCATCGCTTCCGCTTGGCGATTGGCCAATTCCGTGAGCTACAGGAAAAGGTCAACGGTCGGCGCATCTTGGTTGGCGCGCCACCGATAGGCCCGGCGACGCTGCTGGAAGCGCTGCAAACCAATAACGCGTGGCCAGACGACATGCGCGACGTGTTGCGGCTTGGACTGGTCGGCGGCGGCATGAAACCGCAGGAAGCCCATCGGCTGCTGTTGAACAACTTCGATGACAAGCCACCGCAATCCATCGGCCCGACCGTGTTTCTAATCCTGCTGGCGGCGCTGGTCGGCGTCCCCGAGGATGAAATTGTCTCAAAAAAAAACGAGAGCGAGGCGACGACGACGTCATCCGATTCAGTGACGTCTATGGGATCGGGGCTGCAATAGGTTTCACTCCGCGCGAGGTTGACGAATGTTCGTTCTGGCAATTTCGTGCAGCGGTCGCCGGTTGGGCCAAGGCGAATTCCGCCGAAGACACCAAGCTCGAAGCGCCGAGCGACATTGAATTCGATAGGATGCTGGAACGCCATGGCTATCAATAAAAGTATGATCGCGTTCCAGAAGTTGACGAAGGACTTGATTGACGAGGTGCGCGCCATTTCAATTCAAGAGTTGAACACGCAGGCGGATGAATTGGTCGAGGCGATGCAGAGCGTCGCGCCGCGCGGCGAGACCGGCGAATTGGAGCATTCGATTCGCAAGGTGCCGGGGAACAGTCCTTATGTCGTGCGCGTGGTCGCTGGCGGCCAACAAACAATTCGCAAGGAGATTTCCAGCCAGCCATATGATTACGTTCGTGCCGATGAGTTCGGTACCGTCAAGATGGCGGCTCGGCCGTTTTTCTTTCCGACCTATCGCTTGAGGAAAAAGAAAATGATTGCCGACATGAAGCGGCGACTCATTGCGTCGATCAAGAAAAGGTCCGCTGAATAATGCCTGCCCAAGATCAAACCGCAGCACTGGTCCTCGCGCTGTCGGCGCAGGTGGATAACTTTGAAAAAAACATGAATAAGGCGCTCGATATCGCCAACAAGCGCACGAAGGATATCGAGACAGTCTTTCAAAAGATGAATGATAAAATAAACGAGAGTTTCAAGGATTTGGCGAAAGAGTTTCCCGGTGGTCAATTTCTAGCCTCGCTTGGTCCAGACGCGCTCATAGCGGCGGCGGGCATTGGTGCGTTGGTGTTGGCATTCAAGTATCTGTCCGACGAGACGGAAAAATACGTCCAGAAAAACATCCGCTTCAAAGAGGTCGGCGACACTATCGGAGTCACTGCCGCGCAGGTGAAGCAGTTGACAGATGCCGGGCAAAAGGTCGGACTTTCCATTGAAGCCACCGAGCAGTTTCTAGAGCGCTTTGGCACGGCGGTGCAGGGCGTCAAGGTTGGCAGCGGGGCGCTATATCAGCAATTGATAAAAATCGACCCGGCATTGGTCGAGCAGATGGCGACCGCCAACGATACTTCAGCAGCGCTTTTGGTTCTCGTCGAAGCCTATAAGAAAGCGAGCACTGCATCGGCGCAATTGGCTCTTACCAGAGCGGCGGGTGGCGGCAGGTCGCCAGAAGCGGCGCGGCTGCTGAAAGAGATCGCCGACAATGGCCTGAAGCCGATTCAGAAAGGGTTGAACGATGTCAGCGCGGCGATGGAAGAACAGGAAATCCGCATCAAGGACTTACGGGAAAGGCTGCACGATCTGACTGGCGCAATCGCGGCTCCGGAACTCAAGAACGCCGAAGAATGGCGGCTACAAACGTGGATAAAGATCGCGCAGGCGATCAACAGCGTGGTAGAGGCCGCGAGGGGATATCAGGCTTGGGCGGAAGCGCATCCCGTTCTCAGTGGCATCGCAGGTGTTGCCGCGACTGCCGCGACTGGGGGGGCTATTGGCATAGCGTATAGCCTTGCTAAGGCTGCTACGGGGATTGGGCAGACTGCCGGACCGTCCACGGCTCCCGCAACCTTTGCCGACAGATATCCCGCAAAAGACAAACAAATGGTGCAAACAACCCAAGCCGCTTTGGATGCGAAGAAGGCGACGGACGATTTGGCGAAGTCGGAGCAAGACCGCAAGGATGCCTTGCAGCGCGACCTTGTGAAAGAACAGAAAGACAATGCCGTGTTGGGCGACGCGGCGACACAAAGCGAAGCGCTAGCACTGAAAAAGAAGCAATTGGCAGTCGCGGTTGAACTTGAAGGGGCTTCCGCAGAGAAGGCAAGAAGGGGTGAAGAAGACCTTATCAAGGTGCAAGAGATCGCGAAGCTGGCAACATTGGAGAGGCTGGGAATTGCGAGCCAGAGTGAAATCACCCAAGAGCGAATGATTCAATTAACGCGCGACGCGGCCAAATACGAACTTGATCGGAATCAAGTCTTGGCGGCCACCAACGTTCTCTTGAAGGAAAGCAAGACGGCGGCGGAAGCGCTGGCGGTGCGGCGCAGCTATTTCCCCGGCTTGACGCAGTTGGCGCTCGACGCCAAGAATTTACAGAAGGGGCTCGACGAGGTCGCAACGCGGGGCATCAATTCGTTCGTCGACGAACTGTCCAACGTCGCCTTGGGCACCAAGACCGCCGCGCAGGCTTTCAAGGACATGACAACGTCGATCTTGAGCGACATCGCCAAGCTGGCGATTCGCCAAGCAATTGTCGGGCCGCTGCTCGGTTCACTAGGGCTCGGTCTTACGGCGTCGTCGGCCACGCCGTTGGGTATGGGCGGCATTGGTCACGCGCAAAGCGGCACCACGTTCGCCCATGGCGGTATGACTCTCGTCGGCGAGCGCGGGCCGGAACTACTGAACATCCCGCGCGGATCGCAGATCATCCCGAACGATGTCTTGAAGGCGGGCGGATTCGGTGGCGGCGGCCAGATCGTCTATTCGCCGTCAATCGACGCGCGCGGGGCGTCGGTCGAGGCGGTGCAGCGGCTTGCGCAAATACTGGAACAGGATCGCCAGACCTTCGCGACCCGCACCGTTTCCACCATTCGGGCGGCGCGCAAGAGCCGCATTCCGGGGGTCTGAAACGTGGCCATCACGCAGCCGGTCAATTTCCTGCCGATCTTCCCCGGATGGACCACCGGGTTCGATCTTGCTTGGCGGCAAGAGCAGTCGGTTCAGGCGTCCGGCAGGGTGATCGTCAAGGACATGGGCTCGCCGCTGTGGTCCTGTCGCGGCATTTCCAAGGTTCTGTCGCCCAACAATCTAGACCAGTGGCGGGCGCGCCTGACGTCGCTGGAAAACGGCCTAGCGACGTTTCTGGGCTATCCGTTGTCACGGACCTATCCCATCCTATACCCCAAGGGGAATTGGCCTACAGGCGGGGCTTTCAGCGGCACCACGGCCAATCTGGCGAGCATCAATGCCAACCGGAAGGCGATCACGGTATCGGCCCTGCCAGCCGGGTTCTCGCTGTCGATTGGCGACTTCCTATCGCTGGGCGGCAATGTCGATCTGCATCAGGTCATGGAACCCGCCACGGCGGCAGCCGGAACCACCACCGAGTTCGAGATACGGCCGGGCCTGTGGCCAACCCGAACCACTGGCGCGGCGGTGTCGGTCTACCGCCCGGCCTGCCTGATGGCGATCATGCCGGGCTCGATCCAGACCGACTCGCAGATCAGCGGGTGGGGTAGCGTGTCCTTTGCGGCGGTCGAGGCGCGGCTATGAGGGCGCTATCGAGTCCAAACTTCACCGCGCTTCAGGCGCGCGCGCTGGTGGCGCGGGATTTCATCTGGTTCGTGGTGCGCGACCGCACGACCGGAGCGCCCGTGACGGATGGTTATTGGTCCGATGTCGGCACCATCACCGCCGACGTGGTCGATCCCGACACCGGGGCGACCAGCAACCGGACATGGAACGGGGCGGGCGGCCTGATCCAGCTATCCGACATCCCGCTGGTTTCGAACATCACCGTGCAAAACATGACGGTAACGCTGTCGCAGGTGGTCGACCGCGTCAACGATCTGGTCCGGACCTACAACTGCAAGCAGGGGCGCGTCGAGGTTTATCGAGGGCTGTTCGATCCATCGACGCGCCTGATGGTCGCGCCCGCGACCCCGCGCTTCGTCGGCACCATCGACGAGGTGCCGATCCGCACGCCGAAGGAGGGCGATAGCGGCGACATCGTCATAACCTGCACCAGCAACACTCAGGAATTGACGAGGTTCAATCCAGACACCCGCTCTGACGCCAGCCAGAAGATTCGCAGTTCGACCGACAATTTCTTTCAGGATGTTGCCGTGGTCGGTGGTTGGCAGCACTTCTGGGGAAGGGCGACCGGAGTGATAACGGCAGCCACGTCGGCCGATACCGCAAGATTCTCCAACGGCAACCCAAGCAATCCAACAAGAACAAGATGAGGCCAGCAAGGCTGTCGGACATTCCGGGTCTGGTGGCGCTGTTCGAAAAGCAGCACTCGGAGATGGGCTGCCCGTGGCCGATTGACAATAAAACAAAACTCACCAGCACATTCCATCTGGCGATTGCCTCGCCCGAGGACTGGCTATGCTTGACGGGCGACGAATCCTTATTGCTGGCAACATGCTTCGAAAGCCCGCTAGGCGCTGGCAAGGTGGCGGTGGAATTGTGCATGTGTGCAGCGCCGGGGAAATTAGACGACATGATCGAGCGCTATGAAGACTGGGCTAAGCTGAAGGGATGCAAAATCGCGTCGCTTGGGTGCGACCGGAGATTCACAACGTTCCAGCGTCTCTATCGCCGATATGGCTATACTCCCGCCGAGATGACAACCAGCAAGGCGCTGTAAATGCCTATCTTCAGCCTCATCGCGTCGGCCCTTGCTGCCACGGAGTTCTTTACGACGCTCGGCATCGGCGCTTCCACGATCAGCGGCGTGCTACTCGGCGCGACTGCCATCGGGCTGAATTATGTGCTTCAGTCGTTATCGCAGAACAGCACGGCGCAACCAGACAATGTCGGCGTCCAGTTAAGCCTTCAGGCTGGCGGTGATCTGCCGCGCACGTTCGGTCTGGGGTATCACGTCACATCCGGTTCGCTGGTTTACGCCAATACATGGGGCACCTTAGGGGAAACGCCGAACGCCTTTTTGACCCAAGTCATCGCGTTGTCGGACTTGCCGGGCGAGCAACTGGTCGGCCTCTGGGTCAACGGCGAACTGGTTACGATCGACACCTCGATCACCTATCCCGGCGGCCATCCGGTTATTCAATACCGGGTCGCCGGAGCAGATTACCTGTTCATCAAGTATTACGACGGGACGCAGAGCACCGCCGACTCAATGCTGACCGGCTCGGTGTCGTCGGCGGCGAGGCCCTATCAATCGACGCGGGTTGGCACCGGGGTCTGCTACGTGATCTGCACATCGCTGGTTAACGACAAGCTGTTTACCGGCATCCCGACTTTTAAGTTCGAGCTATCCGGCCTGAAGCTTTACGACCCGACGCGAGACACCAGCGCGGGAGGATCGGGCACTCACGACTATTCCAACCCGGCGACATGGGGCGGCGACGGCGATCAATTTCCCGCCGTGCAAATCTACAATCTGCTGCGCGGCATCAGATACAACGGCGCTTGGGTCTGCGGCCTGCAAAACATGAGCGCAGCGCGGCTGCCGTCCGCCAACTGGCGGGCGCAGATCGACAAGTGCCGGGCGACGATCACAGGGGAAAGCGGCTTAGAGCCCACCTATCGCAGCGGCGCGCAGGTCGGTTTCGACGCGCAGCCAGCCAACGCGGTGGAGGCCTTTTTGACTGCCTGCCAAGGCAGGCTTTGTGAGATCGGCGGCTTTTACAAGCTATATGTCGGCGCGCCAGATTCGTCGGCGTTTGTCTGGACCGATGCAGACTTGCTGTCGACCGAGGAACAGGAGTTCCGCCCGTTCTTCAGTTTGTCTAACAGCGTCAACGGAATTCAAGGCAGCTATCCAGATCCCGCGCAAGGCTGGGAAATGGTGACTGCCCCGGCGCTGTACCGAACCGATCTTGAAGTCATCGATGGCAATCGCCGTTTGATGGCCAATCCGACGTTCGATTGCGTTCCGTACCGCGCTCAAGTGCAGCGCTTGCAAAAATCCGGCATTGATGAAGCGGTGCGCGCACGCACGCACACCATTGTATTTCCGCCGTCCTATTGGGTTATCGAGCCCGGTGACATCGGGTCATGGACGTCGGTCAGGAATGGGTATTCCAACAAATTATTTCGGGTCGACGCCGTCACAGACAAGGCCAATCTGGACGTCATCGCCAACGTCACCGAAGTCGATCCGTCTGATTATAGTTGGAATCACCCGATTGATTTCCAAAGCGTCACCATCGGCCCGAACGTTTTCCCGCGTCCTCCGGCGCAGGGCGTCAAGGACTGGGCGGCGACCGGCACCTACCTGATCGACGGCAATGGCATCACGCGCCGTCCGGCCATTCGCATTACGTGGGATGGTACGCTGCCGGGCATCATCGGCATTCAATACGAAATTAGACTTAACCTCGATCTATCAGACGTGGCGAAAGGGCGCTCTGATCAATACGAGGCTGGCGCGCTGATCATCACTCAAGGCCTTGTCGGTCTCACTACTTACCAAATTCGCGGGCAATACATTCCGTCTTCGCCGCGCGACATGCTGTGGTCGGCATGGATCACGGTCGTCACGCCGGACGTGACGCTGTCGATTGCGGATTTTGACGCGGCGCTAAAGGCGCAGGTGACTACCATCACCGACGCGATGAACGACAAAATCGATTTCCTTACCCAGCAAATTGCGTCGCTGGCGTCCAACGACATGGCGACGAATTGGTTAGACAAGAAAATAGTTAGGGATGAGGTTGCCGCTGTCGCTGGCAAGGCTAGTGCTTCAATTTTGGAAGTGAAGACTGCGCAGGTTAGTTCAAATGCCGCTTTTGCTTCATATCAATTAACCGTCTCTGCAAGCATAGATTCTGTACATTCCAGCGTCACCACCAACGCGACAGCGATCGCGGAGTTGAACGGGTTCGCTGCCGCCGAGTACGCCGTTACGCTCGACGTCAACGGCTATGCGTCCGGCTTTAATTTGTTGAATGGCGGACCCGGATTTTCAACTTTCACGATCGTTGCCGACAAGTTTCAAATTCAATTGCCGGGATATAACGGCAGTGCACCTTATGCGTTTTTCACCACGGGCACTGTCAACGGCACACCGTCTGTCGGCATCAACGGCAATATGTACTTGGACGGTACATTGTTTGCGCGCAGCATCGTCGCTGGCGACATCACGTCTGTTCAGATTGCGGCGCAAACAATCACATCGGCATCAGGTGTGATTGGCAATCTAGGCGTGAAGACGCTGAGCATCGCCGATAACGCTGTCACGGTTCCGGTTGTTCAAACTCTTTCTAGTTCTATACTTGCTACCAGTGTCATCACCGTTAACACCGTCACGTTGGCGGTTGATACTACCGGTCTGCCGGTTAACACGCCGATCTCGGTCATCGCGTCTTGGGTTGGGTCTGTAGGCCATAGCTCAGGTGCCGATACTACGTCTGCGGCGATGGACATCAATGGCACGACTGCGGCCAGTATAACGAGCATCAATTCGTCGGACTATTTTCTCGGCCTTTGCGGGTCTGTTTCTTTCCTGTCTAACAACAGCGTTCAGAACATTACAGTCAACGTGAATTATTCGTCGAACAACACCGCAGTTCTGGTGAATCGAACTCTGTGGGCCATGGCTGCAAAACGATGATCAATATTTACTATAGACCGGACGATGGCGAGATTTTTGGATGGTCAACCGGCAGCGTCGATGCCGCCGCGCCTGACGGATTGAGCCTGATTGCTTTCGATGTAGATGAGCTAGACGGGCCACCTAATTCCAAGACGCAGAAGATTGACGGCGGAAAGCTGGTCGAGAAAAACGCTGCGGAGAAAGCCAGAGCGTTAATTCCTACCGAGACCGAAATCAGGCAAGCGGTCTATGCCGCGCTATCGGCAAGCGATCACCTGATGCTGCCAGACCGCGACGACATTTCGGAAGAAACTCGGGCGGCGTGGGTCAAGTATCGCAAGGCGCTGCGCGGCTTGTCGAAGGGTAGTCCAAGTCCAACGGTGTCGGACATGATCGCAAACTTTCCCGTGCAGCCGGACGGCACCGATCCGATCGCAGATTGGCGGAAGCGCAGCAACGAAGGATAAAACATGACCGCCCTTGCATCTTATTCCATCGGCACCGTCAGCATAGCTGCCGGAGGTACGACGGCAACAGGCAGCGGAACGCTATGGAGTGGCGTTAACGCCCGGCCCGGTGACATCCTGCAAGTCGGTAATTTTCAAACCGTCATCAGCGACGTTACTGACGCGACGCATTTAGTGATTCCGCCATGGGGCGGCGGCGCTGTTTCCGGTGCCGCCTATACGATTTGGCAAACGTCACCGATGCGCTTCGCGGGCGCGCAGGCGATGGCGGACGTGTCGGCGCTGATAACGCAATTGAATAACAGCGGCGTTTTGATTGGAGCCAACAATGCTTTCACCGGCAACAATTTCTTTGCCGGGAATGTGACAATTGGCAGCACTGTCAATCAAACGGGCAACAAGCTTGAAGTGGACGGCACTACTGCGGCCGGAGGCTCAATCTTCGCCGCAAGATGGGACGCGGGTTCAACTGGTAGCGTCGCCAACATCCAAGCAAAAAGTCGCAGCGGTGTAATCGGTACGCAAACCATCGTGCAGAACGGCGACGCACTTGCGTTGTGGGATGGACAAGGCAGCGACGGAGTTGCGTTCAAATCAGCAGCGCAGATTTTAGTGCATGTCGATGGCGTCCCCGGCACCAGCGATATGCCCGGACGTCTATCGATATGGACGACTCCGGATGGCACAGTCACACCCGTCGAGCGCCTTAGAGTAAGCAACTCAGGCGCGGTTGCCATAAATCTAGTGGGCTCGCTCAACAACGCGGGCGGCACCTTACTGAACATCCACAACACGGACGGCGTTAGCGGGACCGGCTGGATTTCCTGTTACCAGCAAAGCAACGACGCCAGCCACAGCTACATCGTGATGCGCAAATCGCGCGGCATCACGGTCGGCAGCAACGCCATTGTGGTGAACGGGGACGGTCTGGGCGAGCTTGCTTGGGATGGCGACATGGGTTCTGGCTTCCTTAACGCCGTTCTTCTGACCGCCGAAGTGGATACCGTTCCGACCCTTGGCCAGCGCGTCGCCGGTCGGATGCTTTTTAAAACCTCAGTCGTCAATGGCTCTGTCACTGAGCGGATGCGGATCGATTCGACCGGGCAAATAATTGCCAACAGGATAGGCTCTACCGCAATTGGCTCCGGCTCCTTCTTCACCGCCTATAGTGTTGACGGCTCCAACAATCCTGCGTTCTTTCTCGGGGTTCAACAGAGCAATGATAACACCGGCGGCTTCATTCAATTAAACAAGTCGAGAAATACCACGGTCGGTGCTCATACCATCGTACAGCTCAACGACGTTTTAGGTATCGTTGGCTTTGGTGGTTCTGATGGCGCTAACATGAGAACCCCTGCGTTCATCCAAGTCAATGTGGACGGCACTCCGACATCAGGGCAAAAGCTTCCGGGACGTGTCGGTATCTTCACTGGGGCAGTCAATGCTAATGCTATTGAGCAGATGCGTATCGACCATACTGGCGCAGTATTCTTTCCATCTGTCTTAACTACAGGCAGCGCCGCCAACGCCTTCATCAACAATGGTTCCACCCCAGCGAATCAATTGCTGCGGTCGACATCATCGCTGCGCTACAAGAAGGACGTTGCGCCGATTCCGCAGGAACGATTGGGCGCGCTCAGGTCGATACGCGGCATCGAGTTTACTTCGACATCGGAAGCCGACGATCCCAACATCAGGATGCTCGGCTATGCCGCCGAGGACGTGGCAAGGATAGACCCGGCGCTGGTGCATTGGGGCTACAGCGACGATGACTACATCGAAGAAGAATTAGACGGGCCGGGCGTCGCGCAGATCATCCGCACCCTGAAAGATGGCGCGGTCAAGGTTCCTGACGGCGTTCAATATGAACGGGTGCTGCTGGCAAAGATCGAAGACCTCGAACAGCGCGTGGAAGAATTGGAGAACAGGTAATGGAACAGAAGCTTAAGCTAGAATTCTCTCCACAGATGATGAATGTGATATCCGAGGCATTGATGGAGATGCCATTCAGGATAGCGGCTCCGGTGATCGCTGAAATTCAGCGCCAGCTTGGCGAGAACAATGCGGCGCGGGTTGCGGAGTTCAACAAGACGAATGGCAGCAAGCCAGCAGAGGACACAGTTCAATGAACGTCGTGATCTCATCCGGCCACGGCCTTTATGTGCGCGGCGCGAGCGGACCAGAACCGTGGGGGCTCGACGAGGTCGACGAGGCGCGGAGCGTGGTCGAGCGGGTAGCCGAACATCTACGGCAGGCAGGCGTCCAAGTGACTACGTTTCACGACGACGTCAGCCGTGACCAGAATGCAAATTTGCATACCATCGTCGATTTCCATAACAGCAAAAAGCGCGACCTTGATTGCAGCGTGCACTTCAATGCCTATGAAGTTTGCGACAAGCCGATGGGGACCGAGTGTCTTTATGTCAGTCAAAGCGATCTCGCGAGCGATGTCAGTGAGTCGATTGCCCTTGCGGGCGACCTGTTGGATCGCGGAGCCAAACAGCGCACCGATCTGTTCTTTCTAAACAATACGACAGAACCGGCGATTTTGATCGAGGTGTGTTTCGTCGACAGCGCGGTTGATTGCGGATGCTATCTGGAAAATTTTGACGACATTTGCCTCGCTATTGCGGAGACGATCGGCGGAGTGGAGATCGGCAAACCGGGACAACCGGAAGCGCCGGTCTCTCCGGTCTTGCCGCCGCCGTTCGATGCGCAAACCTATGACGTGATTTGCCAGATCGCGATGGAAGCCCCGGTGGCCGATTACGACTGGAACGATCGCGGGCAAGCGCCGCCCGGCTACGTCATGGGCATGGCGCTGGCGTGGGCTCAACTGGTCGAGCGCTATTATCTGCGGGACTCGGCGGTGCTCGAAATGTCCAAGCCGGACACCGAAGACCCGGATCACGACGCGCTGTCATGGTACGCCGACGAGTTCAAGGCGCTCGGAATGTCGAACGATGACTCTGGCATCGATACGCTGCGGCACCTGATGGTGCTGATGCTCGGACTCGGGATGCGCGAAAGCAGCGGCCAGCACTGTGTCGGTCGCGACACGACCGCCCAGAACACCAGCAGCGACACCGCAGAGGCCGGGCTGTTTCAGACAAGCTGGAACATCAGTTCGTGCTCGGACGAGGTCGAAAAATTGTTTGAGATGTGGGCACCGTCCCTCGACGCCAAGAATGGGTTTCCGCAATGCTACCTGAACGCATTCGCCGAGGGCGTGTCGTGCGACAGTTCGGACTGGGATAGTTACGGCAGCGGCCAAGGTCTCAATTATCAGGATTTGAGCAAGCGGTGTCCGCCGTTCCACATCGACGTCACCGCGATTGGTCTGCGAAATCTGCGCCAGCATTGGGGTCCGATCAACCGCAAGGAAGTCGAGTTGCTGCCCGAGGCGGACATCATGTTTTTCACGATACAGGAGCAGATGGCTCCGCAGAGGGGGAAGGGAGTCTAGCCATGAGCCTACTGATCAGTTTCCTCGATCTTCTGCTCTACATTGCGATCATCATCCTGATTGCCTTCGGCCTTCGATGGCTGATCACCAGCTTTCTAGGTTGGCAAATCGATGCGGACGTTTACAAGTGGGCGCAGATCGTCGTCGGCCTACTGATCATCATCGCAATCGTGGTGTGGCTCGCTAGCGTAATGGGGGCAGGCGTCGGCCTGCCGCACTTTTTGGTTCGATAACGAATCGCGGGTCGAGAGTCTGCCCCCCGTCCCGCCGGGACCGCCGTCAATCTGTAAGGGCTGCTGATGCTCTCGAACCGCGACATGATTTTGGTGGCCATCGCGGTCGCGATGGTGATTCTGGTGGCGCTGGCCGCAAACGCGATCTGGGGCTGATCCCATCGCAAAAAAAATGGCCGCCCCGGTTGCCCGGAGCGGCCATTCTCGTGTAAAGAGGTCAGACCCCTAACACTATTGGCTTACTTTTGGCCCCGGTCTCAAGCCGGGGTCTTTTTTTGTGCCTCGCGGATCGCGTCGAGCGCGGCCTTGCCGGTCAGCGGCATCTTTTTCAGATCGCCTTTCGCCTTCGCCTTCATCTTGGCGATGCGACCGGCCGACTTCCGGCGCTTGATGTCCTGCTGCTCTTGCAGGATTTGCTCCGCGACCGGATCGAGCTTCTTGCGTTGCAGGAAGGTCGGGATACCGAGGTCGTCGGTAGTCACTTGCCGCTGCGCTTTCTTGTTCAAAGGCAGCATGGCGGACAGCGTCGGCACCTGACTTTCAGTCAGATTGTTGGCTGGCGGCTGGAGTCGTTTCGACTCCACGGTGTTCGCCTGTTCGCGCGGACGCCGACTTGCGACCATCGCGATGTTAGACGCATTCTTGACGACGCGTTGCCGTTGCCTGTCCAGCTTGCCGATGGCGTTGACGGCTCGGGTGAGTCGTGACTGCCAGCGTTTCCGCTTGGTGTCGATGACGTCAAGCTGTTGCTCGACGGTCATAGCTTTGGCTTTGTGTGCCATGGTGTTTTCGTCCTTTACTATTTCAAACAACGCGACTCCTTGCAGGGGTCGCGAAGATCAGGACCATCCCGACCTTCACAAGCATTATAGCAAATTGCTCGCTCGCCTGCTGGTTGAATGTAGCAAAGGACGGTTGAGCGCGGACTCGTGCGCTGAAATCATTGACGAACAAAGTGCGAAAAATTGTTGAAAGATGCTTTTTCGGTTTTTGATACAACCGGCGGCGTCAATCATAATATCGGCGAAAGACTCAACCCCAAAGCCCCAAGACGCTCCTTCACCTCATTCACACTTTTGCGCCCAACATTCGGCTCCCGCAACAATTCCGATTCAGTCAGCGCGCATAGGTCTGCGAAGGTCTTCAGCGGGGCTGGTTCCTTGCGGTAGCCGTCGCCGTCGTTGATATGGCGGTAGTAATTGGCAAATAAGTTTTGGACACGCATCGACCACCCAACACTACTGAGTGGCTTGGCCAGATTCGCGGTATTCTGTTTCCTCTGTTTGGTGTCTTGATATTTTTGTTCAGTAATTATCACTACTGAACCGGCGATCTTTCCACAATGCGGGCAACGAACCGTCTTCGTTATCATGCCGCGACACTCATAGCCACGTCTCCACGATTTTCTGGTCGTCTTCCGGCGAGCGCGCGAGACATGTCAGGTGCATCTCGAATTCGAGAATGTCGCGCAGCATTTGCAGATCGGGTGCGACGATGATGCTGGACGTTGGTTTCGGACCGTCATCATCGACGTCAAAAAGTCTTGCGACATACTTGTCTGGGTAATCGGATGGATGATCGTAAATCGTCCACATCCGTAATTTAAATTTATGTTCGTCAATCATGCTGATCTTGCATTCTTTCGCGCGCGCGTAAGGCTTCAAGCGTTGCCAGCACGGCGTTCATCCGGAGCACTCGTTCCTCCGCTTCGTCTGGCCCGATTTTGCCTTTCCGCAGCAGCCGGTCGTAGACCGTCTTGCGCTGCTCCAACTCGCGCTTCACTTCCGCGATCTGATCCTGCAATGACACGCGATCGATGACGTTCATTTTGATGACGTTCATTTCAGGCGCTCCCTTGTGGCGTCGGTTGATAGAGCGATACTAGATTGATCGCGAACTCGCCCGGCTCGAATTCCTCGATCCACATTTTCTCGGCCGGGAACGGCACGCCGAATTCCTCGCAGATCATCTTGATGGCATCCGGGTGCGGCATAGCGCCTTTCTTGGAACGGCCCTCGACGCCGACCGAGAGATGGTAGCAGAAACCGGGTGGTTGCTGTTCGACCGAGAAGTGCGCGCGGAAGCCGCCGGGAAAAACGATGAACTGCGACTGCGGACAGAATCCCGGCTTGCGATCTTCCAGCTTGACCAGAGGTTTGTTGCCGTCGATTGCCAATTCACGCACCGTTGATAATAACAGCGGGTGAGCCTTGGCGTGGCTGACTATCTCGGCAATCTTTTCGCGCTCCGTCGCGCCGATTATCAGGGCTGCCATCGAACCTCCACTCACCCAGCGATCATCTCTGCCAACGTCACCATGGCGCGCGCTATGTCGCGGTTCTTGATGTCGGCATAAGCGCGCAACAGCCGCATCGTGGCTGCGTCATGGCCCGACAGCAGCGTGTCAACCCGATCTTTGCGCACCGGATTGCCGTCGCCATAGAAATAGGTGATCGGCACCCCCAGCACTTCGGCGATCTGTTGCAGCCGTGACATGGTGATGCGGTTACTGCCCTTCTCGTATTTCTGCACCTGCTGAAACGAGATGCCGAGGGCCTTGGCCAGCGCATCTTGCGATAGTTCGCGCTCCCGGCGGCGCGTTCGCACGCGCTCGCCTATCGTGACATCGGCTGCGGTTTTCGTGCGCGGGTCGATTTTTCGCTTCGCTTTCATCATTTACCTCCCGTTGTTAAAGCCGCGCCATGTGCGAGTCTACCCAGCAGCGCTTCGGCCACTTCGGCGGGCGTGTGCGTTGGCCCCGGCTGCATGTTGCTCGTGATCTCATGCCACTGGCCATTGACATCGAACGGCGGCGCAAAGATCACGAATGCCTCTCGTTCATTGAACCGAATCAAGCAAGCGATGTCTTCTTCGGCGCGGCGAATCATCCAGCGCCGCAACGCCGGATCGCGGTGGGCATCGGGGTGTTTCGGATCGACCCAAATCTGCGCCACCTGAATGTGCTGTGTCGAGCCGTCCTCGTTCGAGACGGTGATGAAATCCGGCATGATGTCGATCACATAGTGCGAGCGGTCCGGGCGCATCAGGTCGGCGGTATCTTCGTCGAGCAGCCAGCGGCAGGACCAAATCTTGCAGTCAAACGGCATGTTGGCGCGGTTGTAGATCGCGCATCCGGTGCGGAAGCGTTGATGCTTACACTTGTGACCAGCCAGCTTGCCGATGCTCTTGACCGGCAGCAGGCGGCAGCACAGCGTGCATTCGCCGCAGGATCGGGCTGTCACTTGATCAATCCCTCCTTCTTGGCGCGCCGATATGCGGCGTTGGCCTCGTCTGCGTTCGCATAGGTGCCGTCTTTCTGAATGCCGACAAGGATCGATGGCGGCATCGGCAACGGCTGATCCAGCGGTTTCCATAAATGCAAAACGTTTGGATGATTGTTGACGTATTCAGATTTCGGCGGGTGATACTGCACGACGCATTCGTGCGGCTCCCAGAATTCATCCTTAACCCAGCACATTTCATCCCAGTTCGGCACCCGGTTGGTGGTCGAGACCGAAACATGCTCCCACGGATATTCACGATCCCCTGCACTGGCGATGATGGTCAGCGCCGTTCCTTTCGGTCCCCACACCCGGAATGCGCCATTCGGACCGTCGCGGCTATCGCTGCGATATTGGCCGTGTCTCATCCGGCCCTGCTCCATTTTTTCCGACAAGGTCTTTTTCATTTCAAGTCACCCACAAACGAGATTAACTGTTGCTCGTCATAATGATTGGTCCACGAGGGATCGTTCATGATGTGAAAAAAGAACGCGGCTTTAGCTTGATCCATGGACCCAGCCTGTTCTCGGCAAATTGGCCAGAGTATCCGCAGATCGGATCGGCGGTTGGCTCGATCCAAATAATATGTCAGCCATTTGATCATGACGGGTTTCGTTTCTTGGCCTTCATGGCTTCGCCCCGCGCCCGCTGCACCGCGAGCACGCGACGATCCCCGGCAATCTGGTGCATCTCGTCATCGGTGAGATCGCGCAACATGCGCTGATCGTCGAACGCCATCAGGTGCCCGCAGTCGAGGCAGATCGAGAAGTCACCGGGGTCGGGGGAAGCGGCGTCGGCATCGACGGCCCGCGCGGCGTCTAGCTTCGCGCCGCAACCGGGGCATCGGCTTAACGGCATCCTGCTGCTGTCACGACCTACTTTCATTTTCTCACCCCTTGATCCAGCAATGATCGCCGTGCCACCGCAAATAGGAGTCGGGCCATCGTTGCCGCGCCTCTTGCCGGGTTAGGCAAGTGTGATTGCGTCCGCGCTCACGATCTACATCAGGCTTCTCGACCGGCTCCGACTTCGCTTCCGCCGCTACCGGCTTAATGATTTCCGTCTTGACCGGCTTGGGATCGGCCACGGCCTCACCTACTGCGGAGCGGATCGCGTTGCCGGTTGCCCAGTCGTAAGTCTCGCCCGGCTTGGGCGTGTCCTGCGGAAACGTCTCAATGTCGTGCCGCTCTTTCCATATGCCGTAGTAAAGCAGGCGGTCGGCAAGCTTGGCGGCCTCGTCGATGGTCATGGTCGAGATACCTGTGGTGGGCGGCGGCTGATCATCCGCGCGCGCCGCCATCACGATCGACAGCAGCAGCAGAACCAAGATCAGCGTGATCGCGAGGTTAGTCACGATCACGCCTTTCGCCGGTTCGTTATTCTGGTGCTTCATCGCCCTTCTCAACTTCGGCTTCTACAGTCCTGCTCGGCTCGCCCTTAGCCAAGCGCTGGCGCATCAATTCGGATTGTCGGCGCACGTCTTCGGCCAGACCGGCGTAGGCCTCGATCTCGCCGTAAATCCGCTTGGCTTCGACTCGGTAATAGTCGGCGGTATCGTTGAGATGCTGGATGGTTTTTTGCAGATAGGCCATCGCGCCTTCGCACTTCTTGGCGAGGTCAATCAATTCGACGCCCAAGTTTTCGATGTCCTTTGCCGTCCTTTGGAATTCATTTTCCATGGCTTGAGCACTCAGTTGGCCAGCGGTTCGTGGCTCGACTGCTGGTGCATAATTGACCGGTTCGGGTAGTTTCTCCGGCCTGTGCCTTGGCACCAGCCGGGCGATCTCGGTTTCGATCTCCGCTCCACTGTCGCTGCCTTGCTTCAAGAATTTTGGGATTGTCATCATGATGCTGGTTCCTTCGTTGTGGTGGTGGTGAAGTTTCGTTTAATAGCAGCGACCGCTGCATCAGGATGGTGTGCAATGGCCTCGCGTTGCACCTTAAACAGCGTTGGCTTTTCCGCCGTCCATCCGCAGATGCAAACGGCGACAAACTCGGCGGGCACTTGCGCGTCCGGAAAGAAGTAAATGGCGTGACGCAGTTTCTTGGTCATCTAGTGCCTCGTTGCGGTGCTGGGCGGCAGCAGTCCGGTCATCGCGCCGCCCAGCGTGATGTCATTGTGAAATTGCAGAGGCCCGAGGGACGCGCGATCGCCGGTCCTGACGATATCGCGCGAAGCGCTCATGGTGCGGCCGTTGGAATCCTCGCCGAAATAGCTCACGACTTCACGGCGCGATGTTGCGGTCGGAGTGATCGTGGTCACCCAAGCTTCAGCGATGAAAACGTAAAGCTGCGGCTTCGATTCGGCGAACCACTCGCGCATCATTTCGGCGGCGACGTGCTTGTCGGGATGCGGCGGCTCGATCATCACTAAGTCATTCTCCCGCGTCACAACGTGATAGATCGGCGGCAACGTTTCATCGCCACGGCGAAATTCCTGCGCGGCGTCAAACACCCGCTCGGATGTTTTTGAGAGTGACTCGATGATGTTCCGCAGTTCCATGGCCGCGACCGTCTGGCTTATTCCGGCATTTGTCAAGTGTAGATTGTCAGAGGTTAATTTTCTGTGTATAAATGTCGGCAAGGCGACCGACTCGGGAAAGAAGGGGATGTAACCCATGGACTGGACCCCGGATGCGATTCGCACGCTGATCGATTTATGGAACGGCGATTCGGTATCGGCCACCGAGATTGCAAGGACTATCGGTACATCACGCAATGCGGTCATCGGCAAAGCGCATCGACTCCAACTAGCCCGCAAGTGGGGCAAGCCAGCCGAAACCCCACGCAAGCAGAAGCCGCCGCCAAAGAGGATTGCCAGAATGTTTACACCGAAGCCGCCGACCCCGCAGCCCGAGCCGGAAGTGGCTACCGAGCCGGTTGAATATCTTACCCTGCAATATTGGCACTGCCGCGCCATCGTTGACGGCGTCGGCAGCGATGGGCTTGTGCTGTCGTGCGGCAGGCGAAAGGTCGAGGGATCATCCTATTGCGCGTCGCACAGCCGCCAATATCTGGGCAACCGGCGCGACGAGCCCGCCGCCCGCGCTCTAATCGCGCGGTGAACCATCCGGCAAACGGGTGACCGCAACGTTACTCCACATGGCGGTGGAACGGTGCGTCCGGATGACAAAGGTTTTGTCCGGCCCGTCTGGTAAAAGTTCTTCAAGTGCGTCGTTGTAAAGCTTGGCAGCCTCGCGAAGCTTGGCCATGGTTTCAAGTTGCTTGTCGGTCGGCTTGATATATTCGTAAGTCGATGGGTGTATCATCTCGTTTCCCTTCTTCGTTCTAGTGCTTGCCAAATTATCCGTTCGATCTCGCCTTCCTCACAAAACCATCGCGAGGCGATGTCGCAGGTGTTCTCGCCGCGCCTGAACAGCATCAGGCACGACTGTTCCAGCAGTCGTGCCTGTTCGTCTTCGACGACTGTCGTCATGTGCGCGGCAGGAACTTACCCTTGAACTCGTTGGTGTCGGCAACCGAGATGCCGATCCTTATCCTGATCGCGCGCTGTTCTTCGCTGTTGAACCATGCTGCTGCTTTGGTCGCGTCCGACTCATCGCGGAGAATTGCCGCCGCATAATCGAAATAGTCCTGCGGCGATTTTAGTATTTCGCCGGATGAATCTTCCTGCTTGGGTGGCGGCGGTGCGTCCGTCTCCGCCGGTCTAGCGAAGGCGTCCTGAATCTGCCGCGCGGTGCGGCGCTGGCGCAGCTTGGGCGGCTCCGGCTCGTCCTGCTCGACATCCGGCCCACCATCAGCCTCGTCCATCACCACGCTGTCAGGCACCGGCAACAGCTTGGTCAGGCGGCGGATCGCGGTCTTCAGCATCATCTGCTCCGGCCACTTCTGCCATGGGCTGTCCTCGCGCCCGGCTCGCGATTCGCTGCGGATGCGTGCCATATCTTCCGGCGATACCACCGCGACGAAAAACCCGCCCTCGACCGTGGTCGCCGCCGCGTAGGTCTCGACGATAGCGCCAGTGCCCGGCCCCTTGTCGTGCAGGAAATGCGGACCGGTTTCGTCGGTCCAGACTCGCCAGTCCCGATCATCCTTGCGATGGAAATCCGCGCCGATCCACCGGAAATGACCGCTGCGCTGAAACCTTGAGACCAGTCCGCGATACATCGGAATCCAAGTCGCGGTGCCCTTGAACGGCACGATTGCGCCATTAACGCCGTCCGGCAGCAGACCGTCTCGGCAGGCTTTCATCAGCGCTAGCCATAGCGAGTCGAACGAGACTCTTTCCAGTAATTCCGGCGACTGCTGCGCGGCGGTGACGATGGCGCGGCGCATCTGCATGAATGAAACTCCGGTGCCTTCAAGCGCGGCCTCGATCTCGCTTTGTCGCGCGGTGAGTTTTGCCCGGAGGATTACGATGGGTGGCTGGCGGGTTGTCAGGCTGTCGGTCATGGTGCTGTCTTCCTTTCTTGTTGATGGTGAGGAACGGGTTGAGTTCTCGCAGAAACTCGGCGGTCGCCCGTTTTAGTTCGGTGGTCCCCTGCCGTATTTCGTGGGCGAGATCAGCGACGGTCTGTTTCTTCTTCTTCGTCATCGTCATTGCCTTCCTGCTTGATTCTCAGTCGACGAAACGATGCCTCTTTCACGGTGTGCGCCTTACGATGCTGAAGCTTGAACGTCACTTTCCAGCCCGGCACGAGAACGCGTTCGGCGTCGCCGATCTTGTCCTTGATTTCATTTTCAAGCTTCCCGCAAAGCCGCTCGGCGTCCTTTAGCTCCTCACACACTTTCTGGCGCTGCACCAGCAATTCACGCATCCGATTGTCATGGCTGAGATCGAGAACCCTACCGGGCGTTTCGCGAGGATAGAGCAGTGAGATAAGTTCATTGTCGCGCTCGTAATCGATGGTCGGCGTCGCGTCGTGATCGAAGGCGTGCCAGAACGCGCCGGTTGCTTCAATGATGCGATCGATCACGCCCTGATGGCGCTCGATAAGATGGGTCTCGACCGAAAAATCGCTCCACTCGCCAACCGGCATCACGGCGATCATGCCCCATTGCGCGCCGGTCAAGTGCATCTCGACGGCGAGTTGCAGCAACACCCAGAGCGGCGGGCCTTCCGACCAGTGGCGTTTGAAAGCCGACACGCCAGCGGTCTTGACTTGCAGCACGCCGCGCTTGTCCTCGCTGTCGGGACTGATGAAAAAATCCGGCGTTGCGCCGAGTCTCAGATCGGGATCATGGAAATAGGACCGCGCCTTGATGATCGCCCAATTCGGATGCAGTTCGCTAACTTCTTCCGCGACCAGATTTTCCAGTCGGTTGCCCCTGCGCATCGCGGCGTTGGTGACGACCGGTGGCGTCAGTTGCTTTTTCTGCGCGTAAAGTTGCCCGATGGTCATGTAGGGATGCGAAGCAAACAGCGCGGCGACAACGGACGCGGTCACGTCTTGCGCGCGCAATGCCTGCCATTGCTCTGGCGATGTGATTGGAATTTCTTCGATCATTTAATAACCTCCGCCAGCAGAGCCGTGAATGATCTTGGCCCACCTCTTACCGATCTCAGGCATCGTGCTGTACTTCCTATCCTTGTCGACGCAATCTTCGGAAGTCGCCCCAACGTTGAACTCATTAAGCGGGATATGATGGAGTCCCGGAATGGTGACGAGAACCCGATAGCCAGCCCAATCGAACTCGCGAATTCCACGAAAGTGTGCCTTAACGGTGGTGCCATTCTTGCGGACATGAGGCGCGACGAAATGGAAGATGCGCTGCTTGACGCCATTGCTTGTCAGTGTGATGTCGCGATCCTGAAAGAAGTAGCCCATTCGTCTCGGATCAATGCCAAATACTGCCGTTAGATCGCCGTTGCTGACACTGACCCGCGCCATGGCGTAGTAAGAGCCTTCGACATCGCGCACCAAATTAGCGAACATTCGTCCCAAAAAGGACTGCACATCAACGCCGTTGTCTTTCGCCCATTGCTGATAGTCAGATGGTATTCGCCACGCGCGCCGGGGGATGCGCTGAAGTTCATCACTAACCTTGTGCGCATGACCACTCCCCTTCCTTCGCCTACCCGTGACGACATCATCTCTCAGATGACGCGCCACTTTGATCGGCACCATCTCGGTGTCTAGAATGCGAAGGATTTTAATCGTTTGGCCATCGGCGCTGACGAATATACCAATCTCTTGAGGGCTACCCCATTTGCGCTTCAGGGTCTTGTCTTGTGGTTTATCCCACCAAACCGTCATGACGTAGATATCGCCACCTGTCATCGGCTGTAACGTAGACGGAGCCTTGCGCTTTTGATACTTCGTGAAATACATAAACTTCGGATGCCAGAGACTATCGCGCCCCGTGCGCCTATCATCATCCCCATCCAGTTCCTTTTTCTCGGTGAGAGGATCAGCGCCGATGGCAATGCAACCAAATGACGGTCGCTCTTTGTTGAACCACGCAGGCAGTTTAATGTCAGTATATTGCTGACGCTCCTGCTTCGTAATTTTCCTCCGTTTACTTCTGGCGTCACTTGTCGAATATGGAATCAGCGTTGCACCGAATTGTTTATAGAATCCATAGGAGTCTGGATCGTATTTCTTCATCCGCGCCAGATAGACCCAATAGCGATCAAGTTGATCGAGAATTGAGTCACGGAAGTTAAACTCGCCCCACAACTCGGATTCCTCGAAAAGCACATCGCCCTGACCGTCACCCTCAATCAACTCGTCAGCAATAATCGTGTCATTGGGGTCATCGACTAGTTCAACAACCTCCGGCCTTGCTCTTGGCTCCGGTCTTGGGGCTGGCGGCTTTCTGGTCACGGGCTGCGGCTGCGGTCCCTTGGGTACGACGAACTTGTCGCGCCGCCGCCGGGCACGTTCAAGGGCGCGCCTAGTGGCGCGATTGGGTTGAGCTTCAGTTGGCGGTGGCTCTGGCGTCGGAGGTTCTGGCGTCAATGGCTCTGACTTCGTCGGCGGCGGCGCGATGACGGGAGTCGGCCGCTTCCATCGAAGCCAATGGATGACGTGTTGCCAGATATCTTTCAGTAAGAACCGCATACACTTGATCGTCCCGCTTTTGGGAAGCGAGGCTAGACATGGTAACGACGGCTTGTCAATACCGGAGCAATCGGTTAAAGGGATGGCCTTATGGACATGCATATGGATGCTGGGCTGAAGCAGGCTATCCAAGCCATCGGCAACGCCAACAAGCTGGCGAAGGCATTGGGCGTGACCCGCCAAGCCATTTACTTTTGGGAACGGATTCCGCTTGAGCGCGTCCACCAAATTGAAAAACTCACCGGCATTCCCAAGGAAGAACTGCGGCCAGATTTTTTCGGAGAGCCAAAGCGTGCCCGGAAAAAACGTTGAGCCGCAGCAAAAAGACCTGCTGACCGGCAGATGGCGAACCACCATCCGCCCGCGACGCGAAGATCGCGCGCTGCATATTCCGTTGGTCAGCATTCTTCGCTGGGCTCTGCGGCCCGGCGTGGTCATGCGGCACGTTCCCAACGGGGAAGGCCGCGATCCAAAAGTCGGAGCAAAACTCAAAGCGATGGGAGTCCTGCCGGGCAGCGCTGATCTGGAATTTTTCTGGGATAGCGCGCGCACGCCAGTGCAGCCATGTCTCACGGTGTTGTTTATGGAATTGAAAATCGGCGATACGCAGCCATCGGACGCTCAGCAAATCTTCCGCCAGCGCATGGTAGAGATCGGCGCTGGCTACAGTTTGGTGCGGTCGGTCGACGAGGCGTTGACGATCCTGCAATCGCTGGGGCTGTTGCGCGACAACGTCAAGATCGAGCAGATCGGAAAGCGGCGAGAGATTTAATGATCGAAGAAATAACCAAGGAGCAATGCGAACCAGTCTGGCGTGGTCCGTTGCCGTGGCTGATTGAGAAGCGATGGTTTCGCTCGGGAGTCGTGAGGGGTATTTTGATATTTGATAACGCCGATCACGATTGGAGCTTCATCACGCTCTGGCCCGATGAAAATAGGGTTTATCGCGGCGTAGACCTTGGTTGTAATTTTAAGACTCCGGATGAAGCAATTGTCGCACTGCATAAGTCAATGAACGCCCAGCCCATGGACTCACCGAAACTCGTTCTATGATGGGCAAGCGTTCATCCTTCGCACGCCGACCGCAGGATTACTACAGAACGCCGCCTGATGCGGTAACGGCGCTGCTGCCACATCTCCCCGCAGCAGCCGCTTTCATCGAGCCTTGCGCGGGCGACGGAACGTTGGTCGGCCATTTGATGGAATGCGGCCACGCCTGCGTCTATGCCTGCGACGTCCGTCCCCGTAACCGGCTCATGATCCACAAGCGCGACGCTCTGGCACTCGACCGCAAGCTGGTCGAGCGGCGCGAAGCAAAATTCATCATCACCAACCCGCCATGGTCGCGGCCGATCCTGCACCAGATGATCGAGCACTTTTCTGACTTGCTGCCGACGTGGCTCCTGATCGACGCCAACTGGATTTTCACCCGGCAGGCCGCGCCATATCTCAAGCGCTGCGTCAAGATCGTCACCATCGGCCGGGTCAAATGGATCGCGAATAGTCCATCGGTCGGCAAGGATGACGCGGCATGGATGCTTTTCACTCGCGCGCATCGCGGGCAGCCGCGCTTCTATGGGCAGCGCGACCTTGCTGTAGCATCAGGTTCAGCAACAGCCGTACGCGGTGCGGCACCGACTCGCCGTTCTCATAGCGGATGACGGTGCGCGGGCTGCACGACAGATATTCGGCCATCTGGCGCTGTGTCAGGCCAAGCTTGGTCCGGGCGCTTTTGACGAATGTGGCGTCGGTCATGATTTGGCTCCAATCTCTCGCCGGGTTGACCGGGGACGCTCTGGGGTTTATTTAACCAGCGTTGTGGTGTTCCAAGGTTCTCTCCTGTTGTTCGGCCGATTCTTGCAGGAATCGTGATACAAAAAAAGGCCCGCCGGGTTTCCCCGGCGGGCCTTTCAGTTTGGGTTACTTGTGGCAGTGGAACGTGGTTGCGTGCCGATGGCACAGAGAATGCGAGGGACTGGCAGTCGACATGACGATGCCAGCGACCAGTGTCAGCGCGATTATCACGCGCGCGACTGCCGCGACGAGATGCGGCAGCGCGATGGCTTTGGTCTTCATGGGTGGTCTCCTGTTTTGGTTTACCTCTAGCGAACCTTGTAAAGCTTGCGAACGCTGAGATACTTTGAAGAAGCAGACATGCCGCCGTGCGATGTTCTTGTTCGCAATTTGATGTGGCACGGTATCCAGCCAGACGACCGTCCGACGATGAAGCGTTCTTTTTCGCCGGTCATGTCTGAGACCGTTTCAACACGCCAGCCTTCAAGGCCGATTAGTTGTGGTGACAGGCCAGCGTCGCTTCGTAAGGCATCGCGTTCAGCCGGTGTGAGCACATTCCATTTCTCTTGGGTCATGGTCATGGGTGCGGTGTTTCCTCTCTTGTTGAACGCCGCTTGCAGGCGGGGAAGCGAATGCTTCGTGCTGCGGCACAGGTCGCGCCGCAGTGTCGAAACAATCAGTGGCCATGGTGCCACGTCTTGCCACCGTCGTGGCTGTGGTGCCCGTGTGCGAGCGCCTGACGATTGACGGTGCGGCCGGAAAGCGCTTCGGCTTGCGCAATGGCGGCGCGCGCCAGCGCCGATCCGGATGACATGATCTGGCGATAGGCGCACGCGTCGGTGATGCGCGAGCGGTCTTCAGCGGTCCAGCCCTCGAAAGCAATCGCGCCTTGCGGCCCGATCACCGGCTTGACGGTCTTCGCCGCCAGCAACGTGGACAGCCGCGTCACGGCGGTTCGCACTTCCGTCTTGCGTTGCGAGAGTGTCTGGCCCTTTAGCAGTTGGGTGTCACAGGGCATTTGGAATCTCCGGTTGGTAGTGCCGCGAGCCAAGCGTGATTGCTGGCTCGCGGATCGTAATCAGGCGACCTTGCCGGGCGCGAAGTCGAGCACGCGGCCCTCGACCGCAGGCGCGGCGATCGGCCGTGCCTCGTCCAGATCGAGAAACGCCGTTCTCGATTCGGTAACCGCGCGGATGGCCCGCAGGTCGATCTCAGTCGCAGCCTGCTCGCCTGCCTTGACGATCTTACGGGCGCTCGACCGCGCCGCTTCAATCGCCACCTGCACGCGCGCCGCCGCGTCTGGCGACAACATCTGGCCGATCCCCTTGACCCGGTTGGCGGCCTCGCGGATCACCTTAACGTCGAGATTGCGCAGACCAGCCTCCACCGTGGAAAGCAAGTCAGCCACCTCACTGTTGATCGCCTTGACGGCTTTGACGTCATCCGATGCGATGTGTCCGACCAGCGCATAGACCGACAGCCGGGTCAGCGTCGCTTCGGCGTTGAAGTCCGCTACCAGCCTGTCCGCCGCCTTGATCGCGGCATCCAGTTCGTCGGCGTTGCGCTCCGGGCAAAGCAGCCCGAACGCTGACTGGGCGCACACGGCGCGGATCAGCGATCCGGCCTTGCCGCGCACCTTTTTGCCGCGCTCGAACTCGGCAGCGTCGGCAATGACACGCTCGGTTTCCCAGCGCGCCTCGCTCGATCCATCCGCCGTCAAGTGTTCGGTTTCCAGATCGATCTTGCGGTATTGCACGTTGCCGCGTAGCGACGTTTTTAGCGACACGAGCAAGCCCGGTCGCAGTGTTGACGTGCGAAGTGTCATTAGCGTTCTCCTGTTTTTGGGGTTTGCGCTGTTGCAGACAGCGAGTGCAGGACAGCACTATGAGGCGGTCCCGTAGGACCGCCCTTAGTGGTGTCAGATCACAGATCGAGTGCCCGGACTCTGGGCTTCGCCTGATCGGCGATTTCGGGCGCGCTGGCGGGACGTGCCCGGCCATTGGCCCAAGCGCGCAGCTTCAGCAGGCGCTCCGCAGCGGTCTTGCTTAACGGCACGACCGTCTTCGCCGCAGCCAGCAGGTCGGTCGCATTGATCTCACGACCGCCGTCCGCGAATGCGGCATACATCGCATCCGGAACCAGCGCCGCGATTTCACTGCCCGTGAAACCATCGCTGGCATCGACGACCTTGTTCAAGCCCTCGATCTCGCCGCGCTTGAACTGGCGCAACGTGGCCTTGAGGATTTCCAGCCGCTCGATCCGCGTTGGCAGATCGATCCACCAGATTTCATCGAACCGGCCCTTACGCAACAACTCCGCCGGAAGAACCTCGACATCGTTTGCCGTGGCGATCACGAACGCATCGTTTTTGCGTTCCTGCATCCACGACAGCACCGCGCCGAGAGCATCCGACGAAACACCGCCGTCCGCCGATCCTGAAGTCGCGCCTTGCAGCGCTTTTTCAATCTCGTCGAACCAGACGATGCAGCGCCCCACTGTTTCGATGACCTTGAAAGCCCGTCGCAAATTGCCTTCGGACTCGCCAACAAACTTAGACTTGATGGCACCAAGATCGACTCGTAACAGCGGCACGCCCCATGCCGTCGATATCGCCTTCGCGGTAAGAGACTTACCGCAACCGGGAATACCAGCCAGCAGCGCGCCCTTCGGCGCAGGCAGGCCATAAGCGCGGGCCTGCGGGGTGTAGGCACTGGACCGGGAAACCAGCCACGTCTTGAGGTTTTCCAGCCCGCCGACCGCGTTCAGACCATCGGGCAGCGGATCGAACCACTCAAGAACGCGCTCGCGGGAGATCACGGTCTTCTTTTCCTTAGCGACCGCGACCGGGTCGATGGTCCGCGACGTGACCAGCGATTTGCTGTAGCAGGCTTGGGCCTCGACTTGGCTTAGGCCGACCGCAGCATCGATGGCCGCCTCACGGCGACCGTTCACCATCGTATCTCCCAGATCGTATTGCTCGACCAGTGAGTCCAGCACCGCCGCGATTTCCTCACGGTCGGGCATCGGCATTTCGATCACCGTGGCATGTCCCGCCAGTTCAGGCGGAATGTCAGCGGAAGGCGAAAGCACGATGATGGCTTGCGCGCGATCACGCGGGGTGCCGGGCAGCAACCGCGCGAGGTTTCGTAACTGGCGCATGGTCGTCGCGCCAGCCGGTCCGCTTAACCATGCGGGCAGGTCGCGCATGATCCAGACGCCACGCTCTGGCGTGCCGACGACGCGGGATGCGCGCACTCGGATTTCGCCCAGCGCTTCGCCCGGATCGGCGAATTGCGGCTGCGCCTTGCCGCTCATATCGGCGATGCCTTGGCCGACGTCCCAAGTATAGGGAACGTAACCGGCCGATGCCGCCGCCTCAAACAGCAGACGCTCGGCGCGTGCTTCCTCGCGTGATGCCACCCAGATGAGCGGGTTTCGCGCGCGGAGCAGTGCCGAAACGTCGGCGGCCATTTCCTGACCGCGTGTGAGTTTTGACATGGTGTTACTCCTGTTAGTGCCAGCCGCGCGGGACTAGGACGTATCTGTTCCAACCGCTGGCGCTACGCCTCGCTTCGGCGCAGGTGGTCTACAATGCGCCGCTTGCAGGCGGCGAATGTTGCGAAGGCAACACTATGAGACGGCGCAACGCGCCGTCCTTAGTGTGGCTGTTAGTCTCCGAGATAAAAATACCAGCTACCGTCATCGCCCTTGTAGAGCCGTCCGGAATAGGTGCCGCGCTCGGCACCTTCCTGATATTCTTCGTAAGAGTCGGCGCTTTCCATTTCGCGGATATCGCCAGCAACAAACTGACAGACGAGACCTTGCAGATCGGCGTTTGACCAACCGGCTATTTCGTCGTCGGTCCATGCGCCGAAACCTTTGAAAAAGTCGCGCGCGGCATCAAGTGCGGTTTCGTCCGATAGCAGTGGATTGTGTCGGCCGTACTCGACCGAATTATTCCAAGTGAACGAACCCGCGTTCTGGCCAAGTTCAGCGATGCTGCCGGACAACATCGGCATTTCATCGGAAGCTTTGACCATATGCGTGACATCTAATTCCATGGTGGTGTGTCCCTCCCTTCTAGTGTTTTGAAACAACACTATGAGACGGCGTGACCGCCGTCCTTAGTATTCATCGCTTCGATTTTGCTATTTTGCAGTCTTCGCAAGTGCAGCGCTGGGCCAACTTGAATTGGCGCTTAACTTCCCTGACGGAAGACTCGTGGATGATGTGCATTCCACCTGCACGATCTACTTCCGTGTTTGCCCAACCCTTCTTGAGATATACCCAATAGGACCAAGGCTTATCGTCGCCCTCTGAATAATCCTTTTCCAGCCAGCCTTCATCAAACTTGTCGCTGTAGCTGGATAGAAAGGCTTTCAGTTTTTCTGGAAGCGGTTTTTCCATTTTGGTGTTTACTCCTGTTGCGCCGCTTGCAGGCGGCGAGTGTGCATTGGCAACACTATGAGACGGCGCAACGCGCCGTCCTTAGTGTGGCTCAGTCTTCGTCTATCGGCTCATCGTGCCAATAATTGCCATCGGTCAGAACGTCTGGTCGATAGCCAGCGAGTTTCTTCCGCTCGCACTTCTCGCAGGTGTAGCAAAGGAAAATCCCGCGCGCGTCGTACTGCGGCCCCGGAAAGTATCCAGAACCGCAAGGACAATGTTGCAGGCGTGCCATGGTGGTGTGTCCCTCCCTTCTAGTGTTGGCGCTCTACCTTGGTTTCGAGCAGTTCCATTTCCAGCTTTTCGCCGTTGTGTTGCTTCTGTAGTTTCTTGAGAAGCGGCAAAACCTTGGAAGCTGGCGCTGTTGCGAAAACCGTTTTGCTGACCGAGCCCACGATCCGATAGTAGGTGGGCTTGTCGCGTTTATGAATCATGGTCATTCTGTTTGGTCTCCGGTACGGCGCGCAACGTGCGGCCCTCGTATGAATAGTTGACCGGATCATCGGACGGCGCGGCGCGATATTCCTTCACCGCCATCCAGCGCATCATGAGATCGTGCGCGTTTTCGTGCGCTTCCTTCTCGGTCGCAAAGCGCAAGCCGTTGCCGCACCACTTGCCGGTGTTGTCGGCGATGACTTCAGGTTTCCAAGACATTACTAATTCCCCTTTTGTTAGAGTAGGCCGAGCACGATTGCGCCCAGAAATGCCAGCGCGATATAAGCCGTCACATGGTAGGCAGTTGCGCTGCTGGTTTTGCTGCCCCGCGCCCATGCCCGCTCATAGGCAAGGCAAAGCGTGGTCTTGGTGACGACGTCGATCCCGGCGACGCTTAACGCCATGGTGTCGATAGCGCCAAGCACTCGCCAAGTCAGCGACTTCAGATGGCCGTACATTTTTACTTCCAAGTTGTGGTGTTGCGCCGCTTGCAGGCGGCGAATGTTGCGAAGGCAACACTATGAGACGGCGCAACGCGCCGTCCTTAGTGTGGCTTTAGGAAATTGCCAGCGCGATTGCTTCCAATTCGCCGATGACTTCCTTGAGTTTAGCAAGGCGCGCTTCGTGCTGTTTCATTGCGGCTCCGATAGCGTCGCCGTCTTGCACGTAATAGTCGCGGCCGTTTGGATAGGCCGCAGCAAGCTTGCTTCCGGCCGCATGTAACGCATCGATTGCATCACAGTAGCCATCAAGCAGCGATTGCTTGGACGTGCCATTCGAATGAATGGTCGGGATCATAAGTTTAGTCATGGTGGCTCCGTATTTAGCTGGTGCTCTTGCTGCCCCACGCCCACGCCCGCTCATGGGCATAGTAAAGCGCGGTCTTGGTGAAGAACTCGATACCCACGACGCCCAACGCCATGGTCACGCTGTTGGTGACAATCAGCGACAGCAGCATGGTGTCGATAGCGCCGAGGACTCGCCAAGAAAGAGCCTTGACGATCGACTTCAGATGGCCGTGCATTAGTTTAGCTCCGTTGTGATGCAGCGCCGCTTGCAGGCGGCGTGATGCGAGAAGCGCATCGTTGGGCGGCAATTTATCTTGCCGCCCCGTCGATAGGCTTACACTTGGCCCGGCTTTGGAGTTGCCGGGTTGCGCTGCAAGTGGCCCTTGCAGAGGCAGAGGCGTTTTGAAGCACGCCTCCATGGATGTTGTTGCATTGGCAACACTATGAGACGGCGTGACCGCCGTCCTTAGTGGTGTCAGTCCATACGGGAGTCGGCATAGGCGTTGATGCCCAGTTCATCCTTCAGGATGGACGCCATTTTCCCGGCGTGCCGTTCCTTCCGTTCGAGGCTCTGGCCGTGCGCGCTGATCCAGATATCAACGCCGCCCGTGTAAGCCTTATGGGCCAGCTTGTTCTTGACCAGCCACTTGGCAAACGAGGAATTGCCCGGCCGCACCCTTACCCAAGCGAAACCGCACACGCCCTCCGGCACGAACCATCGCTCGGTCGACGATGAAACGACCATCGCGCTCGGCTTATGCGCTTCGGCTGCCGCGTAACCTTCGCGGTTGGCCCGATCAAATACGGCGGCGAACTTCGCGTAGTCTTTCGACATTTTCAAACTCCGTGGTGCCACGCCGCTTGCAGGCGGCGAGTGTTCGATAGAACACTATGAGACGGCGGAGACCGCCGTCCTTAGTATTCACCATTTTCGATTTTGAATTTTGCTCGTGATCTCTCGTCGAGCGACCCACGGCTCCAATGTCTCAGGGCTTCGTCGTGCTGGTCTTCCGGCCGTTACCGATTCGCGGGAGGGATCATTTTTGATTTCGACCTCTGGAGTCTCGGGCTCTACCCTTGCCGCGTTGTTTTGTTTCGGAGTGTCGCGAGCACTCCCGCAGGTCTTTCTTCCGTTCCGATCTCCTTTCCTTTCCGTTCATCCTCACTATAGGCCTTTTGTCACCTATGTCAAGCGGCTTTATATCATTGATTATATTGCAATATTTGCCCATTTCCGGCTTGGCTTGTGGAATCGCGCGAATAGGCGTTGTGCCTATGTGACAAAAGGCTTATCTTGATGGTGAAGGGAAAACCAAAATGGAAACCAGCATGAGCCTGCACGAAATCCTGACCAGCAACGTCGAGAACTGGGCGCGGCTCGGTCACCCGTCGCTGCTCGAACGATTCGTGCTGCGCAACGGCAAGCCCTACGCGCCCGGACCGCGCAAGGGTCGCAAGGGTCCGGAGAGGCAGTGCTACATGAATGCCGCGAAGGTCGTGATGTGCGATGCTGACGCGGTGGCTTATGTCGAGGGCTTCGTCATAAATCCCGACCTGCCGATTCCGATTCATCACGCTTGGGTCAGTTACGACGGCGAGACGGCGATGGACCCGACGCTGGACAGCGCGAACCGCGAATATTTCGGCGTCAGCTTTACCCGCAAGGAATTGGTCCGCGAGCTACGCAAGACAAAAATTTATGGATTGCTCGATACCGGTTGCGGGTTGAACGCCGACCTGATGTTCCGGCGCGATCCAGAACTCAAGGCGATCTGCGAGGGCGTCAAGATTGATCCGAGATTCGCCAAAGCATTAAACAGGGGGGCAATGTGATGAGCCATCGCACAAAAGCCGAGATCAAGATGAGGTTCGGCAAAGGCGGCGTCCTCGCCGACATTACCATCCCTGCACACACTCGATGCGTCCACGCGAGCCACGGTCAGTTTTTCGTCGATGATCTAAGTTGGCTCGACCGCAACAGCATGACCCTGCACGACGCAACCTACTATGGCATCCGCATCGATGCCGATCAGGTGGAGGAAGTGTGATGCACACCTACCTGAAAGACGAGGATGGCTATTCGGTCGGCTCGTGGCTGATCAACCGGGACGGCTACCACCAGTTCTACACGCTGTTCACGGTGCCGTCGCTTGAGCAGGCAATCCATGCGGTTAGCTGGCTGAACGGCGGCGAACCGGCCGTGTTCGATCGGCTTGAGATTAAGGAACGGGAATCAAAATGAAGTCCGACGCCACCCTGATCGATCTGGCGATCCGCGAAAGTTTCAAGCGGCATGATGGCTTGGTGCCGGGCGGGATGCGCGAGACGCTGGTCCGCGCGCACAAGTTTCTGCTGTCCTATGAAATGTCGGGCTACCTCGCCGATCTCACCAACGCGGCATTTTTCGAATCGCCGGATCGAAGTCTCGCGCTGGTCGATGCCGCGCGGCGGCAGGCGCGGCTGCCGTTTCCGGTAACGTGGATCGAATACGACTGCCGGGCGCGCAAGGTGCGCAGCCACCAAGCCTATGCCAAGTCGCAGTATCCGACGACCGGCTCGCTGGTGACGCCAGATCGGATCATTCCGCGCATCGGCTGGCTGCTCGAACAGCATCCGCAGATCGGGACCGCTTTCAAGATGACGGAGTTCGTCGAGCTAGACGGCACGGCGGCGCGGTTGCCGTTTTCCTCGACATGGGTGTGCGACGACCAGACCGTTATTCCGTGGCCAGCGATGCCATGGGCTGGCATCAGCAGCCGCGAGCGATCAGAGATCGCAACCGGAGTGATGGGCTACGTCTCTGACCGCATCAGCCTCACCGGTATAGCGGACGGCGGTATTCTGAAGGAAACCATCGGCGAACTGCGCTGCGCCCTGATGTTGCTGGCGACGATCAACGACCTGCCGGTGACGTTCGACGCGGTGCGCCCGAGCAAGGGCTATGTGGCGCGCGGCCAGTATCGGCGCTTCATCGAGCACTCGATCATTCACCTGACGGTGCCGGAGCATCGCAGCCTTAAAACACTGGCGGCCAGAGCATTGACGAATCTGCGGCGGCGGGCGCATGAAGTGCGCGGCCACTTCCGGATCGACTGGCGGCATCCACCGCAGGCGTTGTGTCAGCATGACTGGCAGGACGCCGAGCACGGCGCGTTGCGCTGCGCGATCTGCCATGGCCGCAAGCTGCACATCCGCAACCACCAGCGCGGCGACGCGTCGGTTGGATTCGTGATGCACGATTATGAGGTTGAGAGGGGGACGCCTGAAAAAACTAAGTTGATCGAGGCGCAAAAAACGCTCGCCGAACTGGCTGGGAAAATGGGAGGAGTCAAGTGACTGCCAAACTGCTTTACCGGGTCGAATGCAAATCGACCCATCCGTTTTACGAAGTCATCGCGGCGTTCAATTGCGCTGCCGCTGCGCGATTCTATGCCGCCGATTGCGAGGCCGCCAATCCCGGCTTCGCCTATCGCGTGACGCGTGCCAATAAACCGCTGTTTGAAGGCAGACCCGAGTTCAAAATGGTCAATGGCGATGTCCTTGAATGCAACCCCGCCATCACCTTGGAATGATCGCCGATGATCGAGCGCGGGCACTGTGGAATTTCACCGGTCAATTCCAAGGCGTGGGCGATCGGAACGCTGAGACCGAGCAAGCGCTTTGATGTTCGTCGCGTCGTCTGGGGAAGGCTGATGGCACGAGCCGAGAAGCGGCCCGGTGAACAGATACGCCGCGCCCGCATCTTTGTGGCAGCGGAGCAGAGCAGATAAAGACAGGAGTGAACAAAGTGGAAAAGATCGAATACCGAACCAAAGACAAGTCGAAGTGGCCGCGCGGTCCTTGGGATGATGAGCCGGACAAGGTGCAGTGGCAGGACGAGGCGACCGGCCTGCCCTGCCTTATCGTGCGCAGTCCGGTGGGCGCGCTGTGCGGCTATGTCGGCGTGCCGCCGGATCATCCGTGGCACGGCAAGGAGTACGACGACGAGGCTCTGATCGGCGTCGAGGTGCATGGCGGACTGAGTTTCGCCGCTTTCTGCCAGCCCGGACCGGAAAATCAGAGCATCTGCCATAAAGAGGAGATATGCACCTGTGATACCGACAATGGCGCAACGAGCCTACACGGCCGGAATCATCGACGGCGAGGGCTCGATCAGCCTCGCGATCCACACGACCAGAATGACGAAATCTGGCCGCCCCGCGACGGGGCCGAAGCTGCTTGTTCAAGTGTCCAACACGGACAGCCTCGAACTCCGCAATCGAATGCTGCGACTGAACGGGATGAACAAGCGGCCACGTGCGTGGTCTGTGGATTACCTCTAGTCGAGCGGCCGATTTATTGGTTTGGCTTCGACTGCGCGCACTACCACGATCTGACGCCGCGTGATCCCAGTCTCGGCGACGGGGATTATCGCGACCGCGCCTATGTCGAGGATCAGTGTCGCGCGCTCGCCGTGCAACTGACCGGAGTTGTCCATTGAAGCCGCTGTATCACCATCACATGGAAGACCTTGGTCCTCGTGCGCCGAACGGCTTGTTGCTGATCGCGTTCATCAGGGACATGGTCGCCTTGGTGCGAACCTCGCATCGCATCAAGAAGTACAAGCGTCAACGCGGGCTGACCGAGAAACGTCCGATCCCAGAGTGGGAACGGATCATGGAAAACGAGCCGTGACGGAGATTTTTCCAAAATGAGCTACGCGCCTGAAGTGATCATCGACCCTACCGGCGCTTGGACGATGCCCGGCACGTTCCGCTTCCGCAGCAAGGCCGAAGCTGAAGCCTACGTGCGCGATCTGGCCTACCGCTGGACCGCCGTGCGCGAGGGTCGCGTGGTCTACAGCAACGATCCGCCGACGCATACGATGATCGGCGGCAACCTGCGTTCGCTATAGGAGGACACAATGACAGAACACACCGGAGGACTCGGCGACGCGCCGATTGAGCCTGAGTTGCACGCCACGATGAATGCGCTCGCGCACGGCCTCGACGAGATCATCAACGGCAAAGACACCGAGCCTGAGGACAAGAAGTTTGGGTTTTGTCTGATGGTGTTTCCGTTCGCCGGGTTCGATGGCCGCGCCAACTACATATCCAACGCCAACCGCGAGCACGTCGTCACCCTCCTGAAAGAGCAGTTGGCACGGTTCGAGGGGCAGGCGGAAATGCAAGGCAAGGCATAGGAGGACAACATGGAAACCAACCACGTCGTGATGTCGCGCAGCGAGGCTCGCGATCTATATCGTGAATACAAAAAGCACGTGCACTACTCGACGCCGATCGACCGCGAGGTGATGCGGGCCTATCAACTGCTGGCGCAGGGCCGCCTCGTCATCAAGGCACTGGAATCAATCGTCACTGCCGGGCTCAATGCGCAAAGCCTGCCCAAACTCGCGATTGCGCAGGCGACCGCGACCAGTTGCGAGTGTCGCGTGCAAGGCGGTGGCGAGGTGACGATGGACAGCCGCGCTTTACGCTCCTATCGGGGAATGTCGAACAAGTTGATTGCGCAGCGCGCCTATTTTCAGTGGCCGCGCGGCACGTTCAAACCGGCGCAGAGCACGTGGAGCGCGCAGGCCCTTGTGCCCGGCGTGCCGATCAACCAGCGCCCCAAGCGTGGGCTCGCGAACTATCACATTCTCTGGGAGGCGGAGTGGCGCAAGGTGGTGCCGCGCGATCCCTTCCTGCTGCGCCGGATCGGCAAGTCAGACCTTTGGCTGGTGGTGGCGATGTGGGATTTGACCGAAGTGGAGCGCGGCGCGCTGGCGACGCGAATGTGAAAATGGCGATGGCAATGCGGTTCGATGGACAAGCGGAAATGCAGGGCAGGGCGTAACCATGAAAGCCAAGGCACTGGAATTGCGGGACAGGGCTACCTTCATCCCGATTTTGTGCGTCGATATGAATCCGGGCATCTATCGTGATGACGGTCCCGGCATGTCAACGGAATACGAGGCGCAGCGCTATCTGCTGCGCCGTGTCGGCTATCCCTGCGACGGCAGGCCGAACATCATCGTGACCCGGCTCGCTGGCAGCGGACACGCGACCAATGATCCCGACCAATGGGGCGGCAGAACCTTCCCGGTGGCTCATCACTGGATCATCGAGCACTGGAATGAATTGAAAGATGGCGACGTCGTCGATGTCGAATGGATTTTGGGAGAGACGCAAGCGCCGAAGTCAAGCGAGCGCATCGAGGCGTCATCATGAGAAGAAAATTCAAACAAGATGGCCTGCGCTTCAAGGACAGGCTTGCCGAACTGGAAATGAGCCAAACCGGCCTTGCGCAAATGCTGGAAGTCAATCTGACAACCGTCAACCGCTGGGCCAGTGGGCGGCGGCCGGTGCGCCCTTCGGTCTGGCTGATCTTGGACCACCTGAAGAAATCGAAACCCAACGGCGAGAAAATGAGGAAATCTTAAAATGACGATCAAACCCGACGACGAAAAATACGCCTTCAAGTTTTTTACGGAAGTTAGCAACGGTCCAAAGGAGATCGTTCGATTTTCGATAACCGGAGATGACCGGCTGCATATTGAATGGAACGAAAAGCTTGAAGTCACCGACGCGGCCAGACGGTTCATCGCGGTTGTCAGGGATCAGCTAGAGAACATCGGGGGTGCCGAAACCAAGATGCTTTCGCCAAGTGGCGATAATTGAAGGGAGATGGCGGTCATGACCGACCTGAAATCGATGGTGAGATTCGCATCCGCGCGAGCGGAGGATATTTTTCGCGAGAGCGGCGTGATCCTCCCGATGTATCACGCCGTCAGGTCGACCGGCGAGCACATGATCCTGCCGCCGCCGAACGCCGACAAGGACATCAGCGTTGCTCTGATGAAGGTAGCGTTCGCCGTCGCCGACGTTGATCGTTACGTGTTCATGGACGAGGCTTGGCGGGTTGAGTTGACAGGCAATGCGGACGGCCACCGCCTGTTTCGCGAAGGCATCAGCGATCACCCGGACCGCCGCGAGATCGTGATGTTCTCCGCCGAGAACCGGCGCGGCGAAATGCTGACCGCCCACCGATTCATTCTGCGGCCGGAGCACGGCAAGCCGGTGCTTGCGCCGCTCGCGTTCACCGACATGGATCAAGTCAATAGCAGCGGGCGGATGGTCGGGCTGCTCAATCATTAGCGCGGGAGGGAAGTGATGACCGATACCGAGCGGGACAAGTTGGCGGATGAGATAGCGCAGCGACTTGAGCGAGCCGCCATTTGCAAACCGCGCCGCGACGAGGAAGGGGAGTTCGACCCATTCGTCACCATTGATCTGGATTTGAAAGATCGCGATTTCATCGTCGCCGCTCTCCGCTCTCGCGCCCCGCAGGATGCGGAAGTGGCGGTAGTCCTCAAAGGGCTACTGTTTTATGCGGACGGAAGCAAACTATCGCCAAAGGGCAACTTTGCGCAAGACCTTCGCGTGCTAAGGGATCGAACTTTCGCCATCATCGAACGACTTGAAGCATCACGTACACCCGCCCCCTCACAGGAGCCGGTGGCTGAACGTATCAGTTTTCCGCGATGGTGGATTCAACAGGCATGCGACCAACTTTTTGCAATGAAAAAACTTCCGTCCGGCGCGTTGGGGGATTGGGCTTTTGAATTTCGCGAGCAACTAAAAGACGCCCTCGAAAAACCGGCTGCCACCCACCCTCTAGTGAGGAGGGAGAAGATTGCGGAAATCGTCTATAACGCGCGCCGCGACTGGATCGTCCAACCAAAGCAGCCGTTCAAGGAGAACGCAAGTAAGACAGAACAAGAATACTGCTTCCGCATCGCTGACGCCATCCTCGCCCTACAGCCCACGCCCGCCGCACCGCCGGTAGTGGGGAGGGAGGCCCTTGAACGTGCGCTGAGCGTCTCTGGCGTCTGCGACGACGCAGGATGGAAACCGTCGCATCTCGCAGATCGGATAATGGCCGCCCTACTAGCCCACGGAGGGGAAGTGATGGCCACCGAACCAGCCGCAGCCGCCGAGATCGCAGACCTTGTGGAGAAATTGAAATGGTTGAGCAAACTTGACCAGACCGACGAAAACTTTGGCTGCATTCCGCCGAGATATTTGTCGCGCGCCGCCGACATCATCGAACGGCTCAAGACCGAACTTGCAGCCGCAGAAAAACGAAACGCTGCAATGCGTGAGTTGCTGTCTCTGGATGAGTTGAAAATGATGGATCACCTCCAAGCCGAGATCGAACGCCTCGCAGGGCAGGAGGGAAGTCATGATGGAAAAATTTGAGGGAAAGTGTGTCGGCGGCCCGCATGATGGAATGATGCTGGCGCATTGGTCAAAGTCGAAAGAATTTTTTAGCCCGATGACTCCATACCTTTCGCAAGCAATCATTCCCGTCAAAATTGGAGAGTATCGGCTGAACGATTTTGAACAGTGGCACTGGTTCGAAACCGAAGAAGGGAAAGCGATGGAACGCCTCGCAGGGCGCAGGTGGAAGTGAGGCATGAGTGGCGTCAGAAAGAGCGATCATCCCGAGCGACGCAAGCTGGCGATCATGCGCCGGTACGACACTGAATCGGGTGCCACGCACAACATTGGCGGTGTCAAAAAACGAAAACAGCGCAACAAGCCGTCCCTGCCAAAGATGCCGTGGGAAGACGCAGCCGCCAAGCCCACGAAGGAGAAGTGATGCTAAAAGTTATGACGACCTATGGATGCTCGGTTTGCGGTCGCGCTGACTGGGATTGCGGCAAGGCAGATTGTCCCAACATGCCGAGAACCAAGCCCATGGAAAATTAAATTGGGATGCGTGGTTGTGATCGTCCTACTGGCGTGTGCCGTCATCGTGCTGGCCAATGCGAAACCGCAACATCTCTGACTTTGAAAACGGGGCGTCGCCATGAACTACCGCATCACCTATCGCGCGCCGCCGAACTGCCAGCATCTCGACAACCATCGCAACTGCAAGATTTTTCACGACCAGTGGCCCATCCTGAAATATTTCGGGATCAGGCCGGGCTGCGTGCTGGACCAGTTGCCGCCACGCGACGGCGCATGGACCTGTAGCGAGCAGAAGCGATGGCCACGCCCGAAACCGCCGCCACCCTTCAGACCGAAATAACGGAGCGGCCTTGATCGTTCGGCTAACCCAGATCGACGGCAAGCTGCCAAACCTTGCCCTGATGAAGCTGGCGCACTGGCACAAGGCGCGCGGCGATGAAGTGCATTTCACCAAGCACATTGAGCACGACTTTCTAGAACCCGATTACGATCAGGTCTATGGCTCGGCGATTTTTTCGTTCTCGCGCGACAGGGTCGAGCGGTTTCGTGATGAGTTTCCCGATGCCATCGTCGGCGGCACGCACGATGTTGCCGACAACCGGACCATTGAGCAACTGATCGGCGTCGACGAGTACGAGCATTACGATTATTCGATCTATCCAAACTTCGATGGCTCCATCGGCTTCACGCAGCGCGGTTGTCGGCTGAAATGCGGGTTCTGCGTGGTGCCGAAAAAGGAAGGCAAGCCGCGCTCGATCAACAGCATCGGCTCGATCTGGCGCGGCGAGCCATGGCCGAAGCATCTGCATTTGCTGGACAACGATTTTTTCGGACAGCCGCGCGAGCAGTGGCAAGCAAGGCTGGATGAAATCCGTTGCGGCGGGTTCAAGGTCTGTCTCAACCAAGGCATCAACATTCGCATGGTCGACGAGGAATCGGCGGCCGGGCTAGCCTCGATTCCGTATTACGACGACGGCTTCAAAATCCGGCGACTGTACACCGCTTGGGATAACCTCAAGGACGAGGGCCGGTTCATGGCCGGGGTCGACACGCTGCAACGTCACGGCATTCCGCCGACGCATCTGCTGGTCTATATGCTGGTCGGCTATGACAACAGCGAAACATGGGAGCGGCTGTTCTATCGCTTCAACAAAATGGTCGCGCGCGGCATCAGACCGTATCCGATGGTTTTTGGAGATCGTGAACGAACGCTGCCGCTCGGCGGATTCAATCAGCGGATAGCGCACCGGACCTTGAGCGAATTCCAGCGCTGGGTCATCCGCAAAAGCTACACGTTCATTCCGTTCGAATTTTACGACGTCAACGCCAAGGGCCGGGGCAATCCGGATCAGCATTGCCTGTTTTAGAAAACGGAGGTCGAAAGTGTTGAGGATCATTGGCAAAATGACAAAAGACTGTCCGCGCGAGGATTGCTCGATCCAGTCGGGCATCAGCACAATGACGTGCATGGGGTGGACGCCGACTTACGACAAGAGCGGCAATCGTACCGATCGCGGCGATCCGAACATCGAAGCGACGGCTTACAGGTGCGCAAAGTGCGGCGACGAATGGACGGTCAGAACGCAGTACGGGGTGTCGGTTGTCAGCCGTCGAAAAATAGCTGTGGAGCGGCGTGAATAGCTTCAGCCGGTGGTCATGATTCGTTCGTCATGATTCGTTCGTCATGATTCGTTCGTCATGATTCGTTCGTCATGAACGAAGTGGGAAGATCGCAAGCGCAGGTGTGACGGCCCGCGCGACCCACCACATCTTGCGGCATTGACGCCGTCAAAATCCGTGTCGCAATTGCCGTTTAGCGATTCGAATCCCCCTCCTTATTCCCCCGGTGCCGAATGTTCGACCCTGCCGAAGCCTTGGGAGAGTTTACCGATGGCTTCACCAGCTTGCGCCGAACCCTCGCACTGACCCCGGAACCGGAGCGCTGGAACGTGTTCTGCCTGCTGGCGCGCGAGGCGTCAGGCTACGTCGCCATTGGCTGCGACAAGGTCGCGGCGATGGACACCATGCTGGACATCGCCTTGGCTCATGGCCTGATCGAGTTGCAGGGCAGCGAGGAAGTCGAGGCCACGCTAACCGAAATTTTCGAGCGGCGCGACGCCGAGCCAGAATATCCGAACGGCAACGGCAAAACCGAGTGGGTCTGGCCGGACGTTTCGCCGGTCGGACCAGCCATCCCGATCATCAACCCGTTTCCCATCGTCTTGAGCGAGCTACCACGGCGGCCGTGGATGATCCCCGGCCTGTTGCTGCGCCGACAGGTGACGTTACTGGTGGCACCGCCGGGCTCGGGCAAAAGCCTGTTGACGTTGCAGCTTGCCATTGTGGTTTGCGCCGGAGTTCCCGAGTGGGGCGGCTGGCGACCGCGCGGCAAATACCGGGTGCTGGTGATCAACGTCGAGGAAGATCAGGACGAGATGCGCCGCAGGTTAGGCGCGGCGGCCAAGGTCATGAGCATCGAGCAGGACGATCTCGGCTGGCTGTATCTGGCCAAGACCGATTCCATCGTGGTGGCGCGCGCCGACAGCCGGACCAAGACCGTGGTGGCAACCCCGATGCTCGGCGAGATCGAGCGGGTGATCGCCGAAAACCAGATCGATATCGTGATCGTCGATCCGTTCGCCGAGACTTTTGCGGGCGACGAAAACTCCAACTCAGAACTGAAATGGGCGGCGATCCTGTGGCGCGACGTGGCGCGGCGCTGCGATTGCAGTGTGATGCTGATCCACCATGCCAAGAAATACTCGTCGGGCATGGCGGGCGATCCCGATGCCGGACGTGGTGCCGGAGCGCTGACCGGTGTTGCCCGGATCGTTGCGACGCTGTTCAACATGACCGAGGGCGAAGCGAGCGGCTTTGCCGATCAAAAAATGGCCGATGGCACGCCGTTCGATCCGGAGCAGCGCAACCGCTACATCCGGTTCGACGACGCCAAGGCAAACCAGTCATTGGTCTCGATCAAGGCAAAATGGTTCTACAAGACATCGATCAGTCTGGACAACGCGGGCGACGGCGAGCCAGCCGACGAGGTCGGGGTTTTAATCCCGTGGCAGCCGCCGTCGATCTTCGGCCGGATGGATATCGCGCAAGCCAACTCGATTCTGGACATGATCGCGCGCGGCTTTATTAAAGATGACGGCTCGCCGAGCGGCGATCCCTTCACGATGGCCAAGCAGAGCGGCAACCGCTGGGTTGGGACGCCGATCGCAAGCGTCCTGCAATGCGACGACAAGGACGCCGCCGTGGTGCTGAAGAAATGGATCGGCGAAGGCGTGATCGATGTGCGCAAGGCGGTGACCAGTATCAGCAAGGGCAAGGAACGTGACTGCGCGTTTGTCAATAATTCCAAGCGGCCGGGTATGGTGACGGACGAGGTGATGCTGTGATGGCTTGATTGAGGATAGGCAAAATGTCAGTCTGGCCTTTGAAAAGAAAGATGAGGGTGAAAGATGGACGCTCCGGTAGTGATCGAGGTGGTAACCAACGAAAGCATTTTTCACGCCGAACAGGCTGAAGCTATCCGCGTCCTTGGCAAGCGAGCCGTCCGCGACATCATTGAGATTGGCGCGCGATTGACGATGGTAAAGGAAGGCGATTCGGATCGCGGCATCAAGCCCATTGGTCATGGCAACTGGCTGCCGTGGCTTGATCGCGAGTTCGGGTGGAACATCAAGACAGCGGAACGCTTCATCAGCGTCTATGGAATGTCAAAAACCAAAATCGACAATTTGTCGAATTTGGAAATCGGCGTCTCAGCCCTCTACATGCTTGCCGCGCCGTCGACGCCTGCCGAGGTGCAGGCCGTTGTCATCGAGAAGGTCGAGCGAGGTGAACATCTCACCACGAAGCAGATCAAGGAGATGATTGCTGACGTCACCAAGAAACAGAAGGAGGAAATGACCGACAAGCTGAAGGCGCAGCGTGACGCCGATCTCGAAAAGGCGGAAGGCAGGATCGCGAGGCTGCAAGAACAGTTTGATGCGCGCGAAAAGAAAATTCGCAAGGAATACGATGGATTACTCTCGCTGGAAGAAGTCGAGGCCCAAATCGAAAAATCGATCGCGCCACTAAAAAAGAAACTAGAGCGGGCCGAAGAATTGGCCGAGCGGCTGAAAAAGCCGCCACCAAAAAAGGCCGACAAGCGTGGTATCGAGAGCGTCGGCGTGGCATATGCATTAGGACATTTTGTCGAAAGCTGCCTGAAGGTCACCCCGGAAAATGTCATAGAACATCAGCGCTTTGTCACCGAAGCGACTGGACAGACAATGAAGGCCGGATTGTCCGATAAGATTGCGAATGCCAAGCGCGCTGTCGCTTGGTTGGAAAAGTTCATCGAGGCAACATCGGGGATTTGAGATGACGAAACCTGCAAACCCGCTTTCGCTGGTCAAAAAAATAATCATGGATGCTTCACGGCGCATCTACAATATTCGTGGCGTAACAGCCAAGCAGGATCATATCGAAGAACTCTATACAGATGTCGTTGTCGGTCGGGCTGGCGGCGATCTGGTGCTGTCACCCGCGATCCAGAAGGCGTTGTGGTGCTATTTCATAGACGACCTCGTCGCTAACCGTTTTGAGCAACGGCGCGAACTCGATATCGCCGAGCCTGATCTTTTCGAAGACTTTGAATACAAATTCTCAATTCCAAGCGAAACCGGCAAGGGGCGCGTTTTGATTGCGCTTGGCGACATTGGTCTCCCGGAGATGCAGGTAATTACAAAATTAAAGGACGCCAACATCGAAGCGGCGACCGCCGAGCGGGAGCGCTGGGGTGAAGCCTGCGCCCTCGTCGAGCCACTATTGCGCAAATACCCGGATTGGAAGTGGGCCGATGCCGTGCGCTTCTTGAAGGAAAGTGGCGCGGTCTGAAGCGAAAATTACACCGCGCTACCGCACCGCAATAAATCTCCGCCTTCTCAAACTATAGAAAGCGGAGAACGTGCAAGAAGGTATCATGGTGGTTCCGCCTTCTTTGACCCGGACCTATAGGTCTAGGGAGAAAGCGGAAGGCTCCGCCTTCTCTCCCTAGCCCTTCGCGGAGAACGTGCGAGCGTTCCCGCGAGCCATAGGTCCGGGGTCAAATTCAGGCTCCCTTGTGGCGGCTCTTTTTGCAATGCAATAACGGCGAAATGGAACCCGATGACAACCCCTCAAAAAATACCACCGCCTTCATTGGAAGACCTCGTCCAAAAATACGGCGGTTGGGATCGCGTCCCGCCAGAGGCTTGGAAAAAGTACGAGGCCGAGCGGAAAGCTTGGCAGGACCGGATCAGGTTCGGCGAGCACTGGGTGAAATCCTGATTTGCGGTCGCTGCACATACAAGATAAGCCTAACCGGACACACTGAGTCGGTCGGTCGGCGGCCTTTCTCCCGTTCGATGATCTGCCCGAGCTACAAGCGGGCTCAAGGTCCGATCTTCCCCGGCCTTGTCCGAAGGCAGCGCCGAGATGTCATGGTACGCCGTGCAAGCTTTGACGGGTCAGGAACGATCCGCCATCGCGTGGATGCAACAGCGCTTTGACATCGAAACACTTCTGCCACTCACCCGACAACGCAAACGCAGGCTTTGCCAAAACCGCTACGTGGTCCGCTGGATCGAGCGACCCTATTTTCCGGGTTATTTTTTTGTGCATCGCCCTAGTGATTTCCGCGCCGTCAACGATACGCCCGGCGTGATCCGGATACTCGGTGCCGATCAACCGTTGCCCGTGCAGGAAGATTTTATTTCAAGATTGCGTGCCGCAATGAACGGACATGGCGTTGTAGGAACGGCAATGCTGCGTGCGGGAATGCAGGCACACCTGATCGACAGCCTGTTGGGCAATCACTCGGTAGAGATTGTGCAAGACGTCGGTCGACGCGTGCATGTCATGATGGAAATACTGGGTGCAATCCGCACAGTGAACGTGCGCGCTGAGAATGTAGAAGTGTAGTGGGTAGTGTTTACGATAAGCGTTCGTGGCGGCGACGGGCTGCGCTACAACGCAAGCAAGAGCCACTGTGCAAGATGTGCTTGGATAACGGCGTGCTTACGCTTGCTGAAGTAGCAGACCACGTCGTGCCACATCGGTTTGATGCAGCGCTATTTGCAGGCAAGCTACAGTCACTATGTCACTACCACCACAACGCATCCAAGCAGCAGATCGAGGTGCGTGGGTTCTCTAGTGAGATAGGTGCAGACGGTTGGCCTATAGACGACAGACATCCAGT